GACCTTGGTTCAACTTAACCAAGACTTCTGGGTACTGGGTGAATACGATTGTTGAACTTGCAACGAATGCTGTTGCAGGAGGCTGATTTAACACAACAGTTGTTGCGCCAACAGCAGCAGCGGTATCAACAAACACACCTGAAGCAATAACCTGACCATTAGACGCCAGTGAAGCAACGTCCGTTCCAACAGGAAGAGCGGTAGTCAACGCAGAAACAGTGATCGTGTTGGTAGAAATACTAGCGTAAGTTGCAGTACCTAACGAAACGGCTGTGTCCGGCACAACGCCAACGATGCGCAAAGGCAAAGTTGTGGTTACTGGAGTATCAACAGGAGCCAAAACAGCGTTAGCCGAATTGCCCGTATTGGTGCTGCCAGTGTTATTAATTGCCGATACGTTACAGCCAACCATTGCGTTAGCAGCGGAGGCAATAACTACGCCAGAAGAACAAACAGCAGCTTTAAACACTGCATCTGGATCATCTGATACGTACGCTTGGCAGTCACCAGCCAAAGTGCCGCCCGGCCAGTATTGACTAAAAGTTTTTTGCTTAGATACTGGGTTAGTGAAGGTGCAACCCAAGAAAATACCAACGGTTTGGTTTAAACCTGTGCCAGTAGATACTGAGGCACGAGTTAGTTGGCCGCGATTAAGTACAACAAAATCACCATAGAAAATGTCGGTTGCATAACCGTAAACGATGGGGTACATGCGGGTTGAACCTGCAAATACTTGTCCACCGATCAAATTCGCTGGCTGTAGGCCGTAAGGGGCCGATACGACAGGATAAGCCATAATTTGCTCCAAAAAAAATTAATTACCAGCACCAAATGTGGTCTTCGATTTGCGATCTGCGAACAGAGGCATACGAGGATCACTTGCTCTCAAAAACGTATTATCAACAGAATCAGCCTGAGCTTTGTTCATGTCTGCGTAGTACCGGTTACGCTGTTCCATAAACTCAGCAGGGATTCTGCATAACATCAGCCCGCCCACCTCAATATTGCCTTTAAAGCGTCCCTCGGTGAGTGCGTGCAACATCATTTCCGGATAGTCCTCTGCTTTGCAGAACTCATATCCTTCGCGCATGGAGGAAGATATATTTTTGGCATCAGCCGTACCCATCATGCTTACACGAATCCAACGATGTGCCCAACCCGAACGGGGGTTAGGAACCGGAAGTAAATCCGGCGCTCGCCATTGTTGGGGGCGTACAGCTTTTTCACGTGAATCAAGTTCACGGTCGAGTCGATTTTGTGCGTTAGCCATCTTCATTCTCCTTGCTTAAGTAATGCAACCTGTTTCGCGTATTCTTCGTAAGGGACGCCAAGCTTTCGCGCAATGGATGCTTGAGACGCCTTTAACTTCATACGGTTAGGCGGGGTGCTACGTGAAGCCGGAGCCACAACGGTAGCTGATTTTTGAGCACGGCGAGGAGGTTCATCCTCGTAATCCGGTGTCGAAGCATTTCTGGAGGGCGCTTCATCCTCATCGCTCCCGAAGTAATCGGGGTATCGTCTCCGCATGGTAGCGTCAACAGTTTCATAGTACTCTCTCGACCCGATGAAATCAGACCCGTTCTGTTTTAGCAGCTTGCGGTGTAACCCAAGCGCAGTACTGGTCATTTCGTCGTCCGGGCCGAACCAAGTGTTCTTGTCCAGCCATTTTTTGTCCCTCTCCGAAAGATTATTAGCAGGAGTTGAACTTTGTGGTACTTGTACCTCGTTTTCTGCAACTTGTAAAGGCCTCATGTTTTCGGCTTTATCAAGCTTTAACATGGCACGGGAAATTTCCGTTTGGGCGTCGGTTATAAGATCAGGGTCGCCAGCCTCATAGGCTTCCTTGTATTGCTTCTTAGCGGCTTCCAATTCAATTTCGGCAACAGATTTCGCCTGCTCAACATACTGCTCACTACCCGTAGCAAGCCGCTGCTGGAGACGCTTGTTCTCCTCATAGACCTGCTTGGCAAAGTCTTCTGCAGCTTGCCGTTCTCGAAAAGCCTCTTCCTTAGCTCTACGCTCCTCGTGGTAGCCGCGAGTGAAATGCCGAAGTCGGTTCTGAACTTTCTCATCGTACTGCTCCAGTTCGTCGTCAGACAGCTCTTTGGGTGGGGTAGCCATAGGCTTGCGGCCACGATCCGCAGGGGGCGTATCATCCTCGATCTCAACTTCAATCTCTACCCGCGCCTCTTTCTTACCTCGGGCGGGAGTCTGTACCTCTTCACCTACGGGCGTAACAGCAAAATCTTCGCCATCATCCCCATCCAGTTCATCTGGAAATTTAAAATTTGCCATTTATTTCTCCTTAAGCACGTGTAATACCACGGGGGTCTTCAACCACAGCCTCAATTGAATCATCGTTGATGATCCGGAACTCGCGGCCATGAATCTTCATACGGGTACCTGAGTTAGGGCGGACAATTACAAAATCGCCTTCTTTACAGGAAGGGCCGCTAGGGAACCGCTTCTCGTCTTTGTAAGCATCCGGACCTAGTTTCATAACAAACAACACAGGGGTCAACACTTCTTCATAGTGGATGGTGCTATCTGCCTTAATCAAACCGCTTTCAAACTGATCCTCAGCATCAGGAACTACAGTCAGAATGTGGTACGTTTTAGGTTCAGGAACCTGCATCGCTTTACGCTCCGGTGAATCAGGCAAGGTCGTTGCTGAGTCAAGGTTGTACATGTCCTGCCCTATCAGAATTTCAGTCGTCATCATCAGTCTCCAGTCTTTGCACGAGGTCATTACATAGTTGCTCTGCGAGGCTTAGTCCCCGGATTACCCCGCAGGTATACCGATATTCGGCAAAATCAGCAGCGCGACCTTGAGCGATAAATGCAGCTTGGTCTGCGCGTAGTTCTTCCAGTTTGCTGGTGAGATGTCTTAATGCCCGGTCGTCCATTAGTCCCCTTTCTTAGGTTGTTGCTTCTGTCTTGACGCGTGTACTGCTTGCATCGCCTGCTGGCGAGATTGCTGGGATAACTGAGCTTTGTGCTTTGCAACATCCAGCCCCATCCGTGCTCCCTCGGTCTCTTGTTGACGAGCCAACTTGTCACGGGTTGCTGCCGCTGTAGCTCCTACTTGCATAGCTGCAATTTCTTTCTGAGCTGCGATCCGTGCTTCCTCAACCCGGATGCGGTCAGCTTTTTCAGCCGCGTCGATCTGAAGCTTCTGCTGCTTCAACTGCATGTCGGCTTGCTTTAACTGAAGCTCCTGCTGTTGCATTTGGACGATTGGGTCTTGCTGGGCCTGTTGAGCTTGCTGCTGTGCGGCCTCGCCTTGGTTCTTAGCCAGCAACTGCTTGGCGGCTTGAGCGGTGAGTTGAGCAACTTGAGCCGCAACATCTGGCTGCATGTTCTTGTTTTCTTCCTCGCTAGGCAGTGACAAGCCAATAGTCGCCTCGATCTGTTTGCGGTACTCGAAGGCAATGTGCTCACTAATATGCGCCGCCATAGCTGCTTGCATTGCTTGCGCGTTTGGAGACTGACTGACCAACGCTTGGATTTTCGGGTCTTGCATCGCTGCCATGTGCACAGCAATGTGCGACTCGTGATCTTGCTCGATGAACGCCTTGACCGGCTTACCTGTTAGAACATTCTGATTCTCTTGGACTGGGTCAACTGGCGTTGCATCGTCCTCGATGGGCACAAGCTTGTTAGCGTTCTTCACACCCAAGACCTCGATCATCTGACGGTGCAGAAGTGGTAAGTTGTAGAGTTGCGGTGCTTGTTGTGCCAACTGAAGTACTGCTTGATACTGCACAACCTTCTGCGCCATAGTTGCCGCGTTGGGGTCACTGACTGGGATCACATCTACGCTGTCGTAGTCAGTTTTCTTAGCGCGACGCGAACCTTCTTCTGGCTCGTAGTCATAGTCGTCCGGTGTGTAGTCGGCAATGATCACTTTAAGAAGCTTGAACTCTTGCTTCATCGAGTAATGCAGACGAGCTTGCACCGCAGACATTACTTTAAGCGTACGTTCCAGTATGGCTAGGGTCGTACCAACAGGCGCTTGTGCGCTCATGTCAGAGACCTTTATATCCCCACTAGACGCAAACGCCCGACCTTCTTGAACTATTTGGTTGAAGAGGGTGTAGAGAACTTGGCTTGGTTCTTTATATGGCAGGGGCAGGATGTTGTCCCGTATTGACCCACTGGGCACGTCCACGTCACGGAACTCACCGGGCTGGATCGGGGTGTCGTCGCCTTTAACACGGAGTCCACGTGATTTGAGTCCACCGGGAAGGTTACTGAGCGTTCCGGCATCGACCAACTGACGAATGAGCATCGTTGCGGACTTTGCATAACCGCCGATAAGATGAATGAGTCCGTAGCCATAGAATCCAAACCCCGGTATGTACTGGTAATGGACGAAGTGCTGACGCTTCAAATGCAGCTTATCTTCCTCATACCAATTACGACGAATAGCCAGAACCTCATGGGTGCCCTTTTCTATTGTCACAATGTAAGGCAATGCTATACCAGTGAGGTTACCCTTTTTATCCTTGTGTTCGTAGCCGGGCAAATCCAACTCTACATTCATCTCAAGAAAACGGTAGCGGTTGTCTTGCGTAGCAATGATGCCTTGCTCTTCAGCCTTTTGCTTCTCGATGTCGTCCAACTCAATGTTTGGCTCGCCCAAGTCGATGTCGCGGTAGAACCCAGCTTCTTGTAACCTAATGACTTCGTTCTCGGTCTTGCGCATGACGTGAGTTACACGCTCTGCTGACTCCAAATTAGATGCACCATAAGGTACGACGATGTCTTCGGCTGGCACAAACATAGCGACTTGACGCCCCTTGCTTGGATCGTAATAGACTTTCTTAAATGCAGAACCTGCTAATGGCAACGACCACAACATCTTCTCGTGCTCTGGGCGATACTCAGGCATGGCTTCTGTCAGTTGGTAGTTCATGTCTTCCTGAACACGCTCTGCAGCATCCTTGCGCTCTACTGTTTCTTTGCCAATGATCTTGGTCTTAACTGGCCCCATCGCAGGGAAAGTCTCAGTGATTGCCTCAGACTGGAAACGCACAACAGACTCAGTTAGCATCGGGTGGAACACGCCACACGCACCTGCCCACGGTTCTGTCCTGTTCTCATATCTCAGACCCAAGAGCTTCAAGCCTTCAATGTAAGCCTGTATCCACTCCTTGCGGTCCCGCATGTCCTTCTCAAATTCTTCAACCAAGTCGCTTGCCAACGACTGCATCACGTTCTCGTCAATGTACTCAGCAAGGTTTGCGTCAAAGTCTTCATCACTCTTAGCTTTTGGGCGCAATTTAATCTCAACGCCATCCGCCTCAATATTTACCTCATCAGGGTTTTCAATTTCCACTTCAATATCCGGAGCACTCATCATCTGCTCAAGTCCTATTGGGGCGGCGTACAAGCTTTTATCGATTGCCATATTCGTCCTTAAATGTTGTAGTACTTCTCGTTAGCCCGACGACCTTTGAACCATTTAATTTCTTCAGGCTCGTCAGTTGGGAGGCGCAAGAAGCCACCCTGTCTAAACCGCATTAATGCCAATGTTGTCGCGTCAACTAAGTCGTCGTGCTCGCCGCTGGGGAAAGCTGCAATCTCGTCTACTAACTCTTCAGCCCAGCGCGTCTCAGGCACCCAGACTTTGCCGGAAGCAATGATGTCCGATACGGAATTTAACCGGCTGATCTTGTCGTTTCCTCGGCTAGGAGTGTACTCCTGTACAGGTATCCCCATGCTCCTAAGCTCATAGATCAACGGCGCTCCGGTTGCTTTCTTCTCTATAAGAATACCGTCTGGCTCCCACTGCCGGTACTGCTCCAGCACGTCGCGCTTTAAGTCCACCCACTCCACGCGCTTCTTATATGTGTCGAGCAAGATGATATTAGGGGAGCCGTTGTCCTCGTCGTTGTTCCAAATACCCCACGTTGTGCCCGCAGAATAGTCGGCACGGTTGTTCTTCTCAAACGCCGTATCCCACGTCTGGAGTATGTAGTCACATACTGGAGGTCGGTCGTTAGCCCACCATTTCCACCAATCCCGCTTAACAATAGCGGACTCGTTACCTACCGGATTCTGCTGATACTGGGCTTGCCACTTACTATTAGGAAGCTCCTCATGGAGGGCCTCTAACTCCTCTTTTGACCAAAATTCGGGCCAAAGTGGGCTTCCAGAGGGCAAAATAGCCGGGAATTCGATCACTTCCCACTCTTCACCACCACGAGCAGCCGCTGCCTTTAACACCTGACCCGTCAAATCTCTTTGTGACCAGCGAGTCATCACTACCACAATAGCTCCACCCGGCTGGAGACGCTGACGCGGACCCGATGTGTACCACTCGTAGACCTTGTCGTAGACCTCGGGGTTGGAAGCTGCCATCGCAGCCTCTTGTTCTGAGTGCGGGTCGTCAATAATGAGTATGTCTGCACCCTTACCGGTCACAGCACCGCCCACGCCGATAGCGAAGTAGTCGCCACCCTTACTTGTGTTCCATCGACCGGCTGCTTTTGAGTCACTTTGCAGCGATAAACCGGGGAAAATCTCGTTATATACGTCCGAATCCACCAAATTTCGCACTTTTCGACCGAATCCAACCGCTAATTCAGCCGTATGGGACGTTTGGATGACCTTTTTGTGCGGGAACTTACCCAAAAACCACGCTGGGAGCAGATATGAGGCAAATTCTGACTTGGTATGACGGGGTGGCATGTTGATAATGAGCCGTTTGCACTCCCCCCGAGCCACGCGCTCGAACGCCTCAGCCATTCTCTTGTGATGCCGCCCACCAATGAAGGTCGGCCATACCTTCTCCACGAACTTTAAGAACTTATCCTGCGACAACTCCCGCGACTTTAGCTTTTCTAGCTTAACTAACTGAGCCTCTAGTACCCGTAGGTCCGACTCAGACAGCTTGTCCAAGACACTGGGTATGTCTTTCAGGCTAACGGAGTCCAAAATAGAGTCAGTCATTTGCCGTCGTCGTCCTCATGGTTGCCTTCAAGTTCTTCTTCCGGTTCTTCTTCCGGTTCTTCTTCGGGTTCTTCTACCGGAGTGGATTGTGGTGCACCTAGCTGAGCATCCAGATCGTCCAAGGGAGTCACGTCCACCACATCACTATTAAGTAGGCGTTTGATCCTATCCTTAATAGAGTTCTCCAGATCATTGGATGTTTTGTGGTGCACTGTAATCTCGCTGCGCTCCGTGAAGAGGCCGATGTCGCTGTGCTTGCCCAGTAGTTCAAGCGCCTTGATCTCAATCTTGAAGTCGCCGCAGTCGGCAAGTTCGATCAGTTTATTTGTTATGAAACTTCGGGCTTGCTGGGAATCCGCAATCGCTTGGTAGTCGTACTTCTTCAAGATTGCTGCTGCGTACCTAGCCACTCCGGGCTGCGATACATGTTGGGGGGTCGCCGTCTTGGCAGTTCCAGTAATTAAACTACGGGCTTGCGCCTCGTCCTTCTCACTGAAGTCTATGCTTCCGCCGAGGGAGTCAATCAAGTCTGCCGTGTTTGCGGCAATAGCAATGCTATCCGCAAGAGTCTTGGGTTTCTCTTCGGACAAGTCAAACGGGACCGGGTGGTCCTTCGTAGGTTCTATATTGATCATAGCGCACCGCGTGAACGGGGGTAAGGCCCTCTGCGGGAACCGCAGGGCCTGTATGACGGAATGTAACACAAGTATTCAGAAAAACAAGGGCGGGTTAATTGTACTTGACTACTTTACGGGGTTTTGACGTTGGGTTCTTGGCGGATTGAAATAGGTATTTCGCTCACTTGTTTTTCCCGGATTCTTACGTACGGCAAGGTAAGCAAGATGCTCAAGTTGATCATCTTCCCGGATTCTTACGTCTGGCGTGTCCAAAACAAGTTTTTTGGACTTTTTGGATTTTTGGACTTACGGGATTTCAACGTCCCGCTTAACTCACTTTTTGCGCTAACTCCTTAATTTTTACGGGATTTTTACGCCCGGACCTTTCGTAGGTTCCGTGATTTTTACGTTCAGTTTTTGTAGACCACGTTTATTTTTACTTATACCCCCCCCCTCTCCCTTTAAGTTCATGTTGTAAGTGGTGAATTTTGAACGTTGATTTACCGGAATTTAACGTTTGAACTTACTCTGCATTTGCTAGCTAATTGCGTTTTTTGCGTGGGACTCCAAAGGGGGTGGGTTTCGCTATGTCACGTGTACGTAAATCGTACTGAAAATATATAGGGGGTGGGGGGTTTGCAATTTGACAAGGTACCGGGGGGTATTTTCAAAACGCGGTATCGTTTGAGCAAAACAGTGTGTAAGGGTGACTGGGAGTCCCATGCTGAAAATCGGGTGTATGGGGTGTCTCACCTAACAATGTTAGGGTTAATTATTGTTTCCCTGAAATTTGAGTTGGCTAGTATTTTGTGGTATAATATGCTCATGAACATAAAACAGTGTTCATCCGGTTAGGCGGTACCTAACAGTGTTAGGCTAATTCATAGGATAGCTATCATGACAATCAATCAAGTTGTTTCGGCGGTTTCGGATATCGTTAAAGCGGCACGTGAAGCGGCTGCATCTGCGGCGTCCCGTACGTATGGCGCGGAACGTGAGTACAGTATTGCTCTCAATAGTGCGTTGCCCGAAGGATGGTACAAAGTAGAACACAAGGACACCGGCGCGGTTGCTGAGTTGGTTCACGCGGAAAAGAAACTGTACTTCAAAGCGTTGCACGATAAACACCCCGCCGGTAAGTATCCTAACCCTTCGGTGCCTTGGGGACGTGTACGTAAGTATGCACAAGAAGAAGCCACAGGCGTGACTGAGTCGGCGAACGAAGGCGGCGGTGCGGGTGATGGTGATGGTGAAGAGGGTGACGTAAATGCGCGACATACCCGTTCGTTGACTTTGCGCATGACTGAAGAACTTACTACTCTTTGGAAAGCTGGTCGCAAAGCTGAGAAGGACGGCACTATCCAAAGTCGCGAAGCTGAATCGTTGACGCATATTGGTGCGGCGTTGCAAGCAATGGGTCTTGACTTGGCAAGTTTGTAATCAACCGGCGGGGGGAAACCCCCGCCTAACAATGTTAGGGGAAATGAAATGAAACAATACGGATTCGAAATTCTAGCTGGTTTGTTTTTTGGTTTGATGGCGGCATGCGCTGTACTGATGATGATTGCCTAACCCTCACCACGTAACACTAACCCCGCTTCGGCGGGGTTTTTTATTGCCTGTACCTAACAATGTTAGGGCAGGCTTTTTTGTTGCCAAAAATTTTAGACCAACCAGTTCTCCGTGCGGCGGTAGCCACAAGCCCCGAGTTGGGCGCACCTAACACTGTTAGGCATAATGTTACGAAAGTAGGCAGACCAACCAGTTCTCTGTGCGGGGATAGCTTTTGTTACGGTTTTGGGCTTTGTTACGTTGCTTTGTTACGAAAAAACAGGCTTTGTTACGTTTTATTTTTCGTAAGTCATTGATTATTAAGCTATGTTATATGTTACGTTAATTTTCAAGATTGAGAGCGGCTGGCACAGATCAATTACGCATGTCGGCAAGTGCAAAACATACCACACGCAAAATCCTGCAAACTTCATATAATATATAAATCACATAACATTATAACATTACATACCCATTTCGTCTCAAAACCCGCGCCCACACTGCGTTTTAGATTGTTACGTTCTGCGTTACATTTTGAACTTTATCACGCTTTTCTCATAACAGATTTCGTAACACAGCCCCGACTAAAGTTTGACTTTGCCATAACATTGTGGTATAATATAATTACAGTGGGAAATGTAACAAAGCAAGTCATCCCACCTAACAATGTTAGGCACCACAAACGTAACAAACCCATTAACAGAAGGGGAACACCATGTTTTGCTACGCAGTCTTTCATAACGACAAACAAGTTCGTGTCTACTCTTACGAGGTCAAGGGTGACGATTGGAAACGAGCAAGATCACTCGCAATCGAGATGGCGCTACACGCCGAGGAAAACGGATACCGCTACACCGTAGAACACTTTGGCATTTCCGGTGTCGGCGTAATAGTTTGGCAATAACCCATTAACAGGAGGGAACATGACAGACGAGGATAGCAAGTACTTGTGCGTAAGCTGCTACTGGGAGCAAGTACCACCCGCCCGAGCCAGACGCTGCATCGATGACAAGATGCCAATAACCTGTGCTCAGTGCGGGGAAGCGGCGGCTAAGAACGTCAAGCACACCATCGCACCGATAAACAAGTCCAACTATATGTACATCAGCGACTTATCACAACTGAAACAACTCAACCCAAAGAGGACAACATGAAAAACTACGGCTACGAAATACTGTGCGCTATTTACTGCCTAACAATGTTAGGTACAGCAATACTAATCATGGGGGTTTGATATGAAACTAGACGAGAACGAGTGGCGAGCACTGGCCGCTGCATTATGGGGTGCCATTATCGGTACGCTGTTATCTGTACTGTTTTTCCTTTTTATCGGAGTCTGACATGAACAACCAAACCATTAACGCTTTTGCAACAGGCTTGCAGTCATCCCTTTTCGCAACCCGCGACACCATTGAGGATGCTTACAAATACGCAGCCGACATCATCAACACGTTGCCTGTTGACCAACAGATTGCGGTACACACGGCTATGCAAGTGATGATCAACACCATCGCCGAGCAGGTCAAGCACCTAACAATGTTAGATGAGGAAGTATTGGTCAACTCTGATGGCGAGGAAATCGGAGGCTAACAATGTTAGATAACCTGCAACACAACATGACACCAAAGCAGCTAGCTGAAGTGCTGCCGATATTAAAGAAGCTACAAGAGTTACTGCAACACAACCCAGACTTGTACAACAAAGCGCACAACACACTGAAACAACTTGAGGAGGACAGATGTTAAAACCACGTAATCACGTAGCCCGTGCGCAGCAGTCGGGCGCGGGGAAACACAAGAGCAAGGCCGAGCAGGTCTTCAAAACGGCGATGCGGCAAGCACTTGAGGCTGCGTTACAAGAAAGACAACCTAACATTGTTAGGGGGAAACATGGACATTGACGAGGTGATCGGATACATCTGCGTGGTGCTGCTGTTCGCACTGCTAGTGCTTGTTTACGGAGGTTTGATATGAGTACGTTCGCAACAGTAGGCCGACTGGAACGGCTGAGGGATTATCGGGAAGCTGAGCTGTTCTATAACAGTGTGACACCCATACGTGGCAGGGATGTGGAGGTGCGACCACTGGGTGCGCGGCGTGATGCTGACCGGTACAAAATAGTTAAGTGCGGCAACGAGATCAAAGGCATTGAGTATCACGCGGTTCTGTACAACACAGGGTGCGTGAGGTTCCTGCCTAACGGCGAGGTCATAGTCTCTGCCGGTGGATACAACACGGCGTTGACCATGCAGTTCATCTCTGAGGTGTTAGGGATAGGTGCGCATAGGCAACGTGGTAGCTGCGTATACTTGATCGGCCAAGACAAATACATAACAAAGGGCAAGGAAGAGCTGCGCATCAGGCATATCGGCAACGGACAGTACGAGATTCTGAGCGAGAACAAACACTTCCAGTACGTGATCAACCGCACTGGGGCTAACAATGTTAGGAAGCGCAGTGCTGCATTCCGAGGTTACTTGAAGGGGTTCATATCCCTACGTACGCAGGATGTAACCAAGTGGAGCACGACCCAAGAGTTGGTGTGCGTACCGGTGACTGAGATGGCGGCTATGTTCGGCACGACTGCCCGAGACTACATGAACAGACCGGAGTACTTCGTGGACTACAAGGCATGGCAATACCTGCTAGACAAGCGGCGTAATGCTGACAAGTTCTACGAAGCAAGCCGAGAGCTAGACCGACTGATTACATCGGAGAACACCGAGGACTATTACCGCGCTGCGTTAATACTGTTTGCCCGTGCGTCCAATACTCAGTACATGCGGATGTCACAGGCACAGGCGAACGGAACGGTAATTCACGCTGCCCCGCAAAACATAGTGGACACGCTGGACGAGTCACAGTTCAAGCTGTACGCCAAGGACGTGCTGACACTGACCGAGGTGAAGCAAGGCAAAGTGCCCAACACTACCTATGACAGTTGGGCTGACATCAACGACAGTATGGGGGGCTATGACAAGGAGGCGCAGGGTTTAGTCATCAAGGGCTGACCAAAGCTTGAAGTAAGTATAACAATGTGGTATAATATAATAGTGGGAATTCAGACCACAGCAGCAGAGCCTAACAATGTTAGGCATAACAAAGTAGTACAACATAATCCATTAACAGAAGGAGCTACAAATGGCAGAAGTAAATTTCGGTAAAGCCGTCACGCTTGACCAAGCAGTAACCCTGATCACGACTAACCCTGATACCCGCTTCATGCTACGAGGTGAGCCGGGCATTGGTAAGAGCTGGATGCTCGAAGTCATTGCTTCCAAGCTGGGATACGGCCATGCCTATATTGACGTACCTAATCTCGACTTGGGTGACATTGCAATGCCGGTGATCAACCACGAGACCAAGACTACCCACTACTACCCTAACGCTAGGTTCGGACTGCATACCGGTAAACCTATGGTAATCATGCTTGACGAGTTCAGTAAGGGTGCCGACCCAGTCAAACATATGCTTCACCCAATGCTTGAGAAGGCTAACCCGCGACTGGGTGACATTGCTATCCCCAAGGAAACCATTGTGTTCATGACGGGTAACCTTGCCACTGATGGCGTGGGCGATACGTTGAAAGCACATACCCGCAACCGTATTGTCTCGGTGCGTGTACAAAAGCCTGACGCAGATCAGTGGATTAGTTGGGCGATGAACAACGATGTCGTGGCCGAGGTCATTGCATGGGTGTCACGCTATCCGCACGTATTGGCAAGCTATACCGATGGGGCACAAGCAGATAACCCGTACATCTTCAACCCGAGGAAAACACAGGATGCGTTTGTATCACCACGTTCGCTAGTCACGGCATCTAACATTGTTAGGACTAGACACCTAAATGATGCGGACGCAGTGATCGCAGCGTTGACCGGTGCTATTGGCGAGAGCGGTGCACGTGATATGCAAGCATACCTAGAGTTCTCTGATCAGTTGCCGACATGGGAGCAGACCATTGAACATCCTATGACTACGAAGATACCGACAGACCCCGGCGCTTGCGCAATCATTGTCTTCGGTGCAATCGCACGTGTCACTAAGGACAGTATCACGCCGTTCATGAAGTATCTGGAGCGCATGAGTGCCGAGTGGCAAGCGGTGTTCGCAATTAACATCGCCAAGTCGGACACCAAGCAAGAGATAGCGTTTAGCTGCAAGGCGTTCTCTGACTGGGTAGCTAAGAATCAGGACTTGCTGTGATGGGGGCTAACAATGTTAGAGCCAAATGCGCATGTGTATTCATTCGCGTGGAATGACGAGGACAACCCAGATCAACACTTGCGTATTGGTTTGGAGCCGAAGTGGTGGAGGGTGTTTCGGTACTACCCTAACCATAAGCACCCAAGTCATCCAGTCACTGAGCCTATGAGTAGAGCCGAAGCGAAAGCTAAGTGTGCGGATATTATTAAATTAACCGGAGGGAGGAAGTTGTTATGAGCGAGGAACGCCGTTTGCAGAAGGCCAAGATAACCCTGATGCGCAATGAGAAGTTCGCGTTGTTCAGCGGTATCTTGATGATTGGCCGTACGTCAGTAGACGATAACGTGCCGACTGCGTGTACCAATGGGCGCGATGAGAAGTATGGTCGTGCGTTTATTAAGAAGCTAAACGATAAGGAGCTAGCCTTTGTTGTGATGCACGAGGGTATGCACAAAGGGTATCGTCACTTGACTACGTGGAAGAAGCTACATGCCGAGAATCCGGTGTTGGCTAATTGCGCGTGTGACTACGTGATTAACTTGGAACTCAAAGACCTAGACCCTGATGAGCGCGTCATTGCTATGCCTAAGTACCGAGATGGTGAGCACAAGGGCAAAGTCATGGGCTTGGTTGATGAGAAGTATCGCGGCATGAACGCTAAGCAGGTGTTCGACCTACTGAAGCAGGAGCACGGCGATGGTGAGGGCGGCGATGGATTCGATGAGCATGACTGGGAGGGTGCCAAGGAACTAACCGAGGAGGAGAAGAAGAAACTCGAACGTGACATCGATCAGGCTATGCGGCAAGGCGTAATGGCGCACCAGAAATTGGTGGGCAAAGGAACTGGTGGTCTTTCCCGCGAGTTGCAAGATTTGCTTGAACCAAAGATCGATTGGCGTGAGGTGTTGCGTGAGTTCGTTAAGTCTACGTGCCGAGCCAAGGACACATCGTCATGGCGCAGACCAAACCGGCGGTATCTGTCTACCGGTACGTATATGCCGAGCATGATCGGTGAGCGCGTGGGGCACCTAGTTGTCGCTGTGGATACGTCAGGTTCCATTGGCGATGCCGAGCTTGCCGAGTTCTTGTCTGAGGTGAAAGGTATTGCCGAGGAGGTCAACCCTGAGAAGGTGGACTTGCTGTACTGGGATAGCGAGGTAGCTGCGCACGAGGAGTATAGCGATGCGGATGTGCCTAACATTGTTAGCTCAACCAAACCTGCGGGGGGTGGTGGTACTTCACCTAGCTGCGTATCGGCATACATCGCCGAGAAGAAGATCGAACCCGAGTGCATCATCGTGCTGACTGATGGCGTGGTGGGTAACGACTGGGGTAAGGACTGGAACGCACCGCTACTGTGGGTGATCACTGGAGGTAACCGAGTGATGGCTGAGATCGGCAAGACTATCCACGTGGAGCGATGATGGCTATAACGAGAAAGCAACTACTTAAAGAGTTACTGCCGGGACTTAACAGACTATTCGGTATGGAGTATGAAAAGATAGTTACCGAGTATCACGCTAGGCGTACCAACCACGACCCAACGCTTTGGAAGGTAGTAGAGATACATCGCAAAGGGAAAGTTGTAGTAGGGGAGAAGGAGCTTGCGACTGATTTGAAACGGAATCGGGCGGAAGCATTGGTGAGGTTATTACGTAGTAATCAACAACAGGGGAGCTAATTATGAGCATAGCAGCTAGCGCAGTATTGGTAGAGCTAAACATTTCCGTTTGGCCTGCATCGAAGGTGGACAAAGAGATGACCGAGCAGGTCAACAACGATGCCGGTGCGGTACACGGCGCGGCACAGACTAAGAAGAACCTATTCGCAGGTACCAGTATGCGTAAGGACATCGAGAAGTTTGCTGCCCGAGTTCGCCTGTTTCACAATCAGCATACGTTGCCGTGGGCTGACAAGGGTGAGCGACTGTTGCCGACTAAGTTGTTCATGGACTACAAGCAAACGATGGATGGCTACGCACAGACGTTTGACATTATGTGCGATAACTTCTTCAACTCTTACCCCGTACTAGTGGGGCAAGCACAGGCTAATCTAGGTTCGATGTACAAGGCTGACGATTATCCTGATATTGAGGAAGTACGAACCAAGTTTGGCTTTCGCCGTGCGGTGAACCCTATACCTGAAGCGGGGGACTTCCGACTCGATGTAGGTAACGATGCACTGGAGGAGATCAAGCAGGACTACGCCCGTAAGTTTGACGAGCGACTCGCCGATGCAATGAAAGCACCGTGGGAGCGGCTGCATAAAATCTTATCCGACATGAGTACCAAGCTGACCGACAAGGAAGGCGAGGAGGGTAAGAAGCGGTACCACGAGACTCTGGTTACTAACGCACAGGAGATGTGTGAGCTGCTGACTAAGTTGAATGTCACCAACGACCCGAAGCTTGAGCAAGCTAGACGTAGCCTTGAGCTAACAGTGTTAGGCGTGGACATCGAGGACATCAAAGAAAGTCCGGTGGTGCGTAGCGATGTGAAGAACAAAGTCGATGACATCCTGAAACGTTTTGATTGGTAAGGGGGACATATGAATTCATCAGATGTAATGAAGCTGCCGAACGTAAAGTACGGCGAGAAGTGGGCAGAAATTGAACAGGCTAACCTACCCGTAGTGTTACGCGCAGACCTTATGAAGGTAGTTTGGGAGCTAGCCACGACCCACCCACAGTGGGTGTTCTATATACACAAGTGTGACTTGTACAACAACGATGTCAAAACAGTGAGCGTGAATAGCTTCGAGGTGCGCATCGATGGTGATGCAGTCGGGGTACTGTGGAATGTGTATTACCGTAACCAACATTGCATCGGTGTAAGCAACAAACGCATCAGTGCGCAGATGGATCGCGGCGATATGAAACGCACAACCGATGTTTCCAAGGCGATACAGCTAGCGAAGAAGTACTTCGGTAAGAAGACTGCGATAGAGCTACTAGACGAAGGGTATGCAACCGCGAGGGATGTATTGAACGGTGCGGTGTGGGTTAAGGAGCGCAAAATGCGCAGCGAACTAGAACCCCTTCATATGATGGCGCATCAGTTCATGTTTGCTGATGGCGCGGAGCAGTTCAAGGCGTACCTGAAACCCCAACCCGAGGGTGACAAAATGCTAGAGCATTACAACAAATACGTTGAGCTGACTAGGGAAAAAGAAATTGCCGAGTCGGTTAGTAATGGCTTCAAGGAAGATAAGACTTGCCTTGTTATACTAGATAGTGGTACATACATTGTCAAGCGGGGGCAGCTACGACCAACTACGTATACCGATGCCGACCTACCCGATTACTTGCGTGGCAAGATCGGCTTACTCAAGTTAGTAAATGCAAAGCAGATCATAGATGGAGTGGGCTGCCGTGTAGATGATAAGTCTTTTGTTGTTATGTCAGAGGAGGAAGCACCATGCTAAAAGATGGTCAGTTCATTAAAGAGGAGCCGCCCGCAATCGGGGCGCACTGGGTACCAACGCACAGGGAGGACATGATTACGCCGGAGGAGCGGTTCGCTCAGGACTTGTTGCTAGGTGCACGTGACTCTAAGACTTCCGTACTGTCGAAGGTACTAGGTAGAGTTTTAGGTATTTGATGAGGAGCATTACGAATGACAGGGATTGAAGAACTAAAACCTATTAAAGAACGCAGAGGGCGGGGCACTGGCAAGAAACCCGCACTGTTTTGTACCAGCTTGCGACTGCCAAAGGAGGTGATGGAGTATTTCAACAAACACTTCCCGTACACAAAGCAAGCGAAGATAAGAGAAATTCTTGCCGATTACGTTAAACAACAAGGAGCTAGCAATGGTAGCAAAGAAGAAAGCAGGTAGACCCAAGGGTAGTAAGAGCATAAAGCAGCGTCCGTTCGAACTCATTGATAAAAATGGCAAAAAGGTATCTAAGTCCGAGCTTATCCGTAAGTACGCAACTACGTTCCCTAACGCAAAGCCAATGGAGATAGCTAACCACTATCGGTTACCAACTAAATTTGTGTACCAAGTGCTATGGTTGTGGCGCAAGGCAAACGCAGGGGTTGTGCCAGTGAAGTACGTGCACGAGGTAACCAAGGCCGAAGTAGATAACCACGTAAAAACACAGCACGATGTAGTTACTGAACGTGTGGCTGCTGACGCAGGTGTAGACATGGTGAATCACCCACCGCATTACACCGTAGGCGGCATTGAGACTATCGACTTCATCGAGGCTAAGCAGTTTTCTTATAACTTGGGCAATGTAGTGAAGTACCTTACACGTGCCGACCATAAGGGAAATCACTTGGAAGATTTGATGAAAGCCCGATGGTATCTTGATCGTGAGATTACCCGCATCACCCCGCCACTACCCTAACATTGTTAGGTGCAAGGTCAAGCCGCCTCCGGGCGGCTTTTTTATTCGTTGAATACTCTTGACAAAGTACAGTCCTATGTTATATTTAAGGCCTGAACATTATGTTAGGAGCAGCGATGAAAGCAGAAGTCCAAGTCGATAACTACGGCACCAACCTAAGCAACCTGCTGTGCCCCTCATGCAACGATGGGTATCTGCACCAAGGTATCGTTGAAGTTTACAACCGTCAAGAAGATGCCGAGCAGGTTAGAGCTACTATTATAGACGGTAGCGATGTTCTTTCCCATACTATTCCCAACGAGAAGTCCAACAACCCAAGTTCCCGCCGCACTGGCGTAGTCATTCACTTTGAGTGCGAACACTGCGATGATATCGATTTGAAGCTACGCATTGCTCAGCACAAGGGCATCACTTTAATGGATTGGGAGTACGACAATGGCAGCAACGCCCGAATCAAAAGTTAAGAAGAAGGTAGTCGATATTCTCAAGGCTCACGGTGTGTACTACTTCTTTCCTGCTACCCACGGGTTTGGCAGGTCAGGGGTACCAGACATTGTGTGCTGTATCAACGGCAAGTTCGCAGCGTTCGAGATCAAGGCTGGCAACAATCAGCCGACTGCATTACAAGAACGTGAGATACGCCGCATACAGGAGACTAGGGGTATCGCCGCAGTCATAAGAGAAGCCAACATAGATTTGGTTACGACAATCATCAAGGAGCTAACGAATGGATGAAGAAATGAGCATAGGCGTAAAGATATTATTGGAACGCGCTAAGTCTAATCCTGAAGAAGTGATGGATGACTACGGCAAATGGGGGCAGCTACGCGAAGCTGTGTATGGCTATGTAGAAAAGGGTGAACGCCGTCCGTGGATACGTGGACTGCGGCCTGACGAGATAGACCTGCTGTATGAAGCGTTTAGCACTCATGCGCGGCAAATATTTGACGACTACGTGCTGAAGAACGTGCTAAGTACTGACGAGAAGAAGGAAGAAAAGTCATTGCTATTCCCTACGCCTGTTAGAGACCCTAACTACAATCCATATCTAAACGTAGCCCAACCCGGTTCGTGGGAAGCCGTAAAAGTACAGACTTCAAACACATCCGTAGTAGCCCAGCAGTCTTTAGTTGCTAGGCTTAAGCAAGAATTAGGTATCAAATGAAAATAATCACAATCGACTTTGAGACGTACTACGACAAGGATTTCAGCCTCAGTAAAATGACTACTGAAGAATACGTACGAAGCGATAAGTTTGAAGTAATCGGAGTGGGGGTGAAGGATGGACACGAAGCCGCAGTATGGTTCAGCGGGACTGACGAGCAGATTAAAGATTTCTTGGATTCTTTTGAACTTGATAGGCATCTTGTTCTCGCTCATAACGCTATCTTTGATGCTGCTATTCTCACTTGGCATTATGGTATCAGCCCTCGCGGTTGGCTCGATACTCTTAGCATGGCACGTGCTATCCATACTATTGAAGTGGGTGGTTCCCTTGCGGCTTTGGCAAAGCATTACGAGGTGGGGGAAAAAGGAAACGAAGTTATCCTCGCCATTGGAAAGCACCGTGCTGACTTTACCCCCGAAGCGTTAGAAGCATACGGCGGCTACTGCCGTAACGACTGCGACCTTACGTATTACATCTTCCAACTTATGTCCCACCAGTTCCCACAAAAGGAACTGAGACTAATTGATCTGACCATCCGCATGTTCTCGGAGCCGGTGCTGCGTCTGGATACACTCGCCTTGCAGAGTCACTTAATCTATGTGAGGGCGAAGAAGTTACAGTTAATGGCGAACGTAGACATCGAACGTGATCACCTAATGAGTAACGAAAAGATGGCGAACACGCTAACACTGTTAGGTGTAGTGCCGCCCCGCAAGATCAGCCCGACCACAGGCAAAGAGACGTGGGCGTTTGCCAAGAACGATGAGGAGTTCAAGGCATTACTTGAGCACGAGAAACCGGCGGTTCAGTGTTTAATCGCGGCCCGTCTTGGCGTTAAGTCTACGTTGGAAGAGACTAGGACTGAGCGATTGATCGGCATCGGGCAGCGTGGCGCGTTGCCGGTACCCCTACGTTACTACGCTGCACACACAGGACGCTGGGGCGGTGACGATAAGCTGAACCTACAAAACCTGCCACGTGGATCACCGTTGAAGAAGTGCATCATTGCCCCGGCTGGCTACATGCTTGTGGACTCTGATTCATCGCAGATTGAAGCGCGAACGCTGGCTTGGCTTGCAGGACAGGATGATCTGGTGTCAGCCTTTGAAAGGGGAGAGGATGTCTATAAGATTATGGCCTCAGCCATCTACGGTAAACCGGAGGCGGCGATTACGAAAGACGAGAGGTTCGTTGGTAAGACAACGATTCTGGGCGCAGGGTACGGCATGGGCGCGGCCAAGTTTCAGGCGCAGCTTAAAACGTTTGGCGTTGAAACTTCACTGGATGAGTGCAAACGTATCATTGAGGTCTACCGCAGGACTTACCCATTTATCCCCGAACTTTGGAAAGAAGCTGCGAAGGGTCTTGAAGCTATTGAGCGTAACGCGTCAACGACACTAGGCCGAGACGGGATACTAAAAGTTGAAGGGTCACAGGGTGTCAGCCTTCCAAATGGTTTGTATATGAAGTACCCCAACCTGCGTACCCTTAGAGCAAACGGTAAAGCCGAGATGGTCTACGATACCAAGAAAGGCAAAGTCGTAATACCTAACCGCATATACGGAGGTAAGGTTGTCGAAAATGTTTGCCAAGCGTTGGCACGGATCATCATTGGTGAGCAGATGTTAGTGGTAGCGAAGAAGTACAAAGTAGCTATGACTGTGCATGATGCTATTTGCTGCGTGGTGCCTGAACATGAAGCGCAGACAGGCAAAGAGTTTGTTGAGTTGTGTATGCGGATACGCCCTGAGTGGGCACCGGAGTTACCGCTCAACTGTGAAGCGGGCGTTGCTGATACTTATGGAGATTGTTAATTATGTTGCCTCAAAAATACCGCCAGATGTTGATAGCCGCCGCTGCGACAAAGAGCTTCTCAAAGATTGAAGATGCTATCACGTTGGTTAAAACGTTAGCCCCAGAGTATTTTATCTCCGGCGACAGTCCGAACAGAGGTGTTGTGCCAAGGTTAAAGTCCCGTGCTGATAACTTTATGATTAGAAATGCACTGTGGCGCAGAGGGGAAAAAATTGATAATTGAAAGCGTTAGTTTTAAGCGCGTATGGGATTGGATCAATGAAGTGTGGGCTAAGTCTCTTATTGCGTTTGGTTTGTTCTTGATTGGTATCAGTATTGGACAGATTCAAGCCGAGAGCCGCATTGTGTCCGACTGCAAGTTTGCAGGAGCTTTTCGCGTTGAGATTCAAGCGTTTAACTGTCACCGGAGAATCTAGTGAAGCCCCTTGAAATCGTAGCCGTTGCGTTTTACGTAGCTATCGCTATGTTCAGTTTGTACTACGGCAGCAAGGTCATGACAGAGGAGCCGCAGCTAATGTGTGGCGTGGCAGAGATAAGCCCTGACTTCAGGGAAGCAGATCGTATGCGATGCAGACAACAGAGAGGACATAAGTTATGACTTGCCCAGACTGCGAGCGATACAAAGAGAGTGCCAAGAATTGGCGGCACAAAGCATATGAGTTATCCGGTCACCCGTTGCCGTGGGAAGGTGGCGATACGTGGGTAGGGCTGACGGAAGATGAGATAGCGCAGTTGATGTTTAAGTGTGACGTAATTGTCACTGGCCCTACGCAGTTTGATTTTGCCAACGCTATCGAAGCCAAGCTAAAGGAGAAGAACTTTGGATAGACAATGCTCAAGCTGCGGAGGTTTTTGTAAAAAGTCAGGGTGTGAAAGATTAGGAGTAAAACAAATGAACTTTCCATTTTTAGAAGCAAAAACACGGCTAATACGCATCATGGGTACATTTGATTTAGCAACAGGTCATGCTGATACATTTGATGAATTACTTGATTCGTTAGAATCAGAATTGCGTGATGTGCTTGGACACTACCGTGAAGCCAAGCTAAAGGCCAAGAACCATGACTGATTATTCAAACTACGAAACACAACGAAGCATTTTGATTGAGTACCTGCAAGTAATGATTGCTCGATGCGATTGGCATGGGGTAGCTGATGTAGCTATGGACTTGCGCGAGATGGAGGCCGAGCGCCGCACGATGGAGAAGAACGATGGATAAAGAAATAAAGAGAAGGGTGGGCGAAGAGACTGCGCGAACAACGATCTCCATGATGCGCTCACTAGCTAAGAACATACCGATCAGCCCGTTTCACCTTGCCGCAGCCGACGACATGGAAGCGTTGTTAAACGAAGTGTTACGGTATAGAAGGGAGGAGAACGAATGAGCATTGTCTGGTCATTCAGTAGCCTCAAGACTTTTCAACAGTGCCCTCGCAAGTACTACCATGCAAAGGTTGCCAAGGATATAAAGGAATCAGATACCAAGGCAACGCTGTACGGTAAGCAGATGCACACGATTGCCGAGGAGTACATCAGGGACGGTAAACCTATACCCCCTGCGTTCAACTACCTTGAGCCTACGTTGCAAATGTTAGCTGCTATCCCCGGCGAGAAGCTGTGCGAGGTGAAGCTTGGCCTGACCCGTGACATGAAGGCTTGTGACTTTGACGCCCCTGATGTCTGGTGGCATGGCATTGCCGACTTGGTAATTATTAACGAAGAGAAAGGCCTTGCACATTCAGTTGACTACAAGACTAGTAAGAGTGCACGATACGCGGATACCAAGCAGTTGGATTTAGTGGCGGCTGGCATCTTTGCCAAGTTCCCCAAGATTAATAGAATCAAGTCCGCGTTGGTGTTTGTGGTTAGCAAGGAGTTTGTGAAAGCCGACCACGCCAAGGAGAAGGAGCTTCAGTACATAGCGCAGGTAATCCCTGACATTGACCGTATTGAAGCATCGCTAAGCACGAACGTATGGAACCCAGTCAGTGGGCCTCTTTGCAAGTTCTGTGCGGTAACAGCGTGTGAATACAACAGGAGCTAACAATGCAAGAGATAACAGCGTATCAAACTAAAGACGGGAAAATCTTTTCTACTATTGAAGAAGCTGTTGGTTACGAAGATTCATTGAGATGGGGCAAGGAGATTGATAGTTTTGCTAAGTCAACTTTCTGCCCGTACTCTGGGATGCAACTAAGTATGGTGCGTAAGACCATCATTGCTTGGGAGCGATACAAACTATCTGAATGAGGTGCACCATGCCCTACGTAAATAAACCTAGGCCGTACAAGAAAGAGTATCAACAGCAGGTTACCCGAGGCGAAGCCGACGAGCGCAAAGAACGTGAACGTGCCCGAGCACTGATTGACAAGAAAGGCCGTGACGCAAACGGTAATGGCAAAGCTGATGCGCGTGAAGGTAAAGATGTTTCCCACGTAAAAGCTCTGTCCAAGGGCGGTGCAAATAAAGATGGCTTGCGTGTGGAGTCAGCCTCCGCTAATCGTTCGTATCGCCGGGGTTCAAATCACAAGGTTGTATCTGAAACTAGCACCAAGGAACGGAAAAAGAAATGAAGTTAGGAGATGCAATGACGCTGGAGGAAGCTAGAACGATCTGGCTAACATTGTTAGGTACTGAGCAGATGGGTTTTGCCGACATGATGAATCACCCGATGTACCAATACACCCTTGCAAATGCGTACGTAGTGCTTAGAGATGCTGATGCAGTGGCTAGAGATTACGACAGACAAACTGTGAAAATTAAATGCTATTAGAAAATTACGATTGGCCGAGGCCGTACGGCTTTACCCCGTTTGACCATCAGAAGAAGACTGCTGAGTTCTTGATTAGCAACCGCAAGTCATTCTGCTTCAACGAGCAGGGCACAGGTAAGACCGCGTCCGTCATCTGGGCGGTGGAACACGGCTCAGCCGCTAAGCGCCGCGAGATCATTAACGGTGACGCCGACTTCGTTATCATTAACTTCGATGGCGTGAAGATTGTTAAGGATCAGCTAGCCGCTGCGGGGTTTGACCTGCTGGTAGTTGATGAAGCGTCGGCGTATAAGAATGCCCAGACCGACCGGTGGAAAGCACTGCGTGACGTGAACAAAACCGTCAAGGGGTTGTGGATGTTGACAGGTACTCCTGCTGCGCAGTCCCCAGTAGATGCGTACGGGTTAGCTAAACTGATTAACCCCACAGGTGTGCCAATGTTCTTCGGGCAGTACCGAGACATGGTGATGACAAAGGTTAGCGAGTATCGATGGATACCAAAACCGACTGCTAAGGATACTGTGCATCGTGTACTGCAACCTGCGATTCGTTTCGAGAAGGCCCAGTGTCTTGACTTGCCTCCGGTTACGCACGTAGATCGAGATGCACCCATGACGACGCAGCAGCTACAGTACTACAACACCATGAAGAAGCAGATGTTGATTGAAGCTGCCGGGGAGGAGATTAGTTCAGTCAACGCCGCTGCCAAGCTAAATAAACTTTTGCAGATTGCTGGCGGTGCAGTGTATTCAGATAAAAAGGAAGTCATTGAGTTTGACGTTAGCAACCGACTGAAAGTTGTACACGAAGTTATTGAAGAAGCCAGTCAGAAGGTGTTAGTGTTTGTGCCGTACACGCACACGTTGGAGTTGCTGAAAACTTATCTGGATGGCAAAGGTATTAGCTGTGAGATCATCAACGGTTCTGTGTCGGTCAACCGTCGAGCCGAGCTGGTAAAAGAATTCCAGACAAAACCAAACCCACACGTATTACTTATACAACCGCAAGCTGCATCACACGGTTTGACCCTGACCGCTGCCGACACTATTGTGTGGTACGCACCAACTACTAGCGTAGAGACATACCTGCAAGCTAACGCACGTATTGATCGCCCCGGCCAGAAGCACAACATGACAATCATGCACATCGTTGGTAGTCCAGTGGAGTCCAAGGTGTATCAACTGCTACGTAGCAACATCGACAACCACGAAAAAATAATTGATCTTTATCGTCAAGAACTTGAAAATGAGTCTTGACATTGTACAAAGGTGGTGTATAGTGGGTTCACCAGTGCGAGAGTTCTGGGGAAGTGATCGATATTAGAGACCCAAGCTGTGTGTGGGGATAATAACTGCAGCGGCGGGGGCTGGGCTAAAACCGTAGGATTTTGTTTCGTTTCCCTACAGGTCTTCCACTCAGTGACCCCGCAATTTACTTTATTAGAGGAGATGAAATGGATGAAGTGTTAGACACCCCCGCCGACCCAGTCCCCCTTGATGTGCTTACCAAAGTCTACATAAAGATGCGGGATACACGTGCGCAAATGAAACGTGAGTTCGAGGCTAAGGATGCGGAGATAGAGCAGCAGATGGATCAGATTGAGTTGGAGATGTTGGACGTATGTAAGAAGAATGCAGCAAATAGTATTCGTACCGAACACGGCACGATTATCCGTCAAGTGAGATCAAGATACTGGACGAATGATTGGGATTCTATGTATCGCTTTATCAAAGATAACGATGCGTATGGCCTGTTAGAGAAGAGACTTCATCAGACACACATGAAAGAGTTTCTTGTTGAGAATCCAGATAAGCTCCCTATGGGTTTAAACGTAGAGAGTGAGTACACCATAACCGTTAGACGTTCTTCGTGAGGATGATATGAGTAACTTAGCACTTGTTTCCCAAGACCTGCCTGATTTCCTGCAAAACACAGGTATCAGTGATTTAACCAAGACCCTCGTCGGCAAGACCGGTGTAAAGCGTATTGTTCCTAAGAACGGTATCTTTAGCAAAACGGTTGGCGGCGAAGTTATGGGCAAAACCGGTGGCCCCCTGAAGGTTGTGATTGTTCACGCATCCCCAGCCGTTGGCCGTATTTTTTATGCGAAAGCATGGTCTCCTGATGCTGAACCTGCGGCACCTGACTGCTTCTCCAACGATGGCCGTACACCCGATAAAGGTGCGCAGTCTCCTGCTGCAGATCGTTGCGATAGCTGCCCTAACAACATTAAGGGTTCTGGCATGGGTATTTCGAAAGCTTGCCGCTACTCGCGCCGACTGGCTGTTATGCTGCTTGATGATTTTGGTACCCCGCTGGAAGGCTCGGTCTACCAGATGAATTTGGCATCGAAGACCCTGTTCGGTGACAACGTGGGTGACCGTTTCACGTTTGAGAACTACGCCAAGTACCTTGCCAACAACGGCAAATCAGTGGATTGGTTTATCACCGAGATCAGCTTTAACGCAGACAACGACAATCAGTCAGTTCTGTTTGAGGCAGTCGGGCACATTAACAAAACCATTTACGAAGTATCACTGCCAGCATCGCAGCGTGATGAAGTAAAGAAGATGGTGGTAATGACTCCGTATCAAGCCGACGTTAGCGGTCGTGCGCTCCCTGCTCCTACTAAGGAAGACAAGGAAGAGTTCGAAACCGTTGCAGTAACAGAGCCAAAGAAGCGTGAAAGCAAAAAAGCTGTTGACGCACCTGCTGTTAAGCAGAGCCTTGACTCGGTAGTAAAAGCATGGAGTGATGAGGACTAATATGAGTTATGGGTACAGTCAGCGCCTTATTGAAGCTATACAAGCGGCAGACTCTAAGTCGCTGAGTGTTGCTCTTGGACGACTCTGTTTAAAACTCGACATTCCAGTCAACGATGTTGCGCACGACTTGGGGGTGAGCCGGGCTACGGTTTACAACTGGTTTTGGGGAATCTCAAAGCCAGACCCCAAGAGAAGTGCTCGGATTACCGAGTACATCTATGAGCTTAAAAATAGCAAGTAAAACAACAAGCGTTGGGGGGCTTGCCCCCCTTCTAAGTGCCTCTTTACCTCTAAAATTCTATGTCCACTTTCGACCTACTCGACGCTGTACTTCCCCCCGAGGGGCGGTATTGCGTTCTGGGGTTAGGTAAGTATCCAGATCAGACGTTCTGGAATACACGCGAAGAAGTTGAGACACAAACACAAAAGCTAGTTAAGGATGGTTTCGATGTGTACTTTGGATGTGCAAAGTACGGAGCCGCTAATAACCGCACACACAACAATGCCCTGCATTTCCGCGCACTCTGGATTGATATTGACTGCGGACCGACTAAGGGCGTCCCAAACGAAAAAGGCATCGTCCAAGGCTACCTGACCCAAGAGGAAGGGCTGGCTGAATTTCAGAAGTTCTGCAAGGCATACAAGCTGCCTCGACCCATACTGGTCAACTCTGGATACGGGATACATGCGTACTGGCTACTTGAAGAAACTATCAACCGCCAGATGTGGGAGCCGCTGTCAAACCGGCTGTGCGAACTTTGCGTTGAGCATGGGTTGATCATTGACCCGTCTGTGTTTGAAGCTTCCCGCGTCCTACGTATCCCCAGCACTAAGAACTTTAAGTACGACTCCGAAGCCGACGTGTCTGTAATGAGCGATAAGACTACTCGGTTGTCGTATGAGCAAATCAAGGAGTTGCTCGGTGCATCAGACCCAGCTCCGGAGAAGCCTGACTTTATCCCGTCCAAGCTAAGTCCTTTGATGGAATCAATGATGGCAAACAAGGTCAAGCGGTTCAAGACCATTATGATCAAGTCGGCAGAGGGCACCGGCTGTAACCAACTGCTTCACTGCTACGAGAACCAAGAGAGTATCCCGTATGACTTGTGGCGCTCGGCGCTGTCGATCACTGCGTTCTGTATAGATAAGGATATAGCAGCACACCGCATGTCCGAGAAGTACCCAGACTACAACGCATCAGAAGTTGAGCGCAAGCTAGACGATCTGGTTCGCACTGGAGGCCCACATCGCTGTGTGACATTTGAGAAGTACAACCCCGGTGGTTGCGATGACTGCCCACACAAAGGCGTTATTACTTCTCCGATAGTACTAGGTGCAGAGATAGCTGAGGCCGACGAAGCCGACAACGAAGTTGCGGTTGAGGAAGAAGAGGGTACGCAGACTTACCAGATACCATCCTATCCGTTTCCTTTCTTTCGAGGCAAGACCGGTGGCGTATACCGCAAGCCAATGGACGACGAAGACGACCCGCAGCTTGTGTACGAGAACGACCTGTATATCGTCAAGCGTATGCAAGACCCCGGTGCTGGTGAGACGCTGTTGTTTAGGCTGCACTTACCAAGGGATGGAGTTCGGGAGTTCTCTGTCCCGCTAGTCAACGCAGTCGTTAAAGAAAAACTGAGGGACTCACTTGCCCCGCATGGCGTTGCCCCTTCGGGCAAACAGGTAGATATGCTACTGATGTACGTCATGACGTTTGTGAAGAACCTACAACATCAAAACAAGGCGGAGATTATGAGAACACAATTTGGGTGGGTGGATAAAGACAGTAAGTTTATTATTGGCGACCGTGAGATTACCAAGGACGGAGTGTTCTACAGCCCACCGTCTGTAGCTACGAGAGAAGATGCAGCCTTGGTTTACGCGAAGGGCGACTTCGAGAAGTGGAAAGAAGTGTTCAACATGTATTCCAAAGCAGGACTGGAACCCCATGCGTTTGCCGCACTCACAGCTTTTGGCTCACCTCTGCTGAAGTTTACTGGCTTGAGCGGTGCAATTATCAACGTAATCCATGAGAGTTCGGGATCAGGCAAATCGACCACACTGTACATGTGCAACAGCGTCTATGGGGAACCGCAGAAACTGGCCTCAATCTGGAAGGACACGCTCAACGCCAAGTTACACCGACTCGGCGTATTGAATAACTTACCCAATACGATTGACGAAATTACAAATACCACGCCGATGGAGTTTTCCGATCTGGCGTACAGCATTAGCCAAGGCCGGGGCAAGAATAAGATGAAGTCCCAGACCAACGAGATGCGCTTAAACAATACTTCATGGCAGGGCATAACCTTAGCATCGGCTAATGCTAGCTTTTACGAGAAGCTTGGTGCGGCTAAGAACTCTCCCGATGGCGAGTCTATGCGTCTGCTGGAATACGCAATCAGGCCGACCAACATCATCGGTGTCGCCGAGGGTAAACAGATGTTCGACCATCAACTGATGGAAAACTTCGGCCATGCAGGTGAGGTGTACGCGCAGTGGTTGGTCAACAACCTTGAGGATGCTAAAGCATTACTAGCCAAGGTACAGGCTAGGATCGACAAGGCCGTGCAGTTCACCAGCCGTGAGCGTTTCTGGTCGGCAGTGGCAGCTTGTAACATTACCGGTGGTTTGATTTCTCGAAGCCTTGGCCTGCATGACTACGACATGGCGGCAGTGTACGAGTGGCTGCTCCAGATGCTTGGCGAGATGCGTGAAGACATCAAACCCCCGCAGTCAAACCCTGCAATCTTTCTCGGTGAGTTTATCAATAGCCACATTAACAACGCTCTGGTGGTCAACGGCGAGGTAGATGCACGAAGCAATATGGAGGCTATGCCGTTGTGGGAACCCCGTGGGGAGTTGCTGATACGTTACGAGCCAGATAATAAGCACCTGTACGTAGCGGCCAAGCAGTTCAAGGACTTCTGCGTGAAGCAGCAAATCAACTACAAGAACATGTTAAAAGAATTGCATGGCGCTAATGTGTTTGTCGAGGCTATGAATAAGCGCATGTCCAAGGGGATGAGTGTGGTTTCCCCCGCAGTCAGGGTGCTCAAGTTCGATGCTTCGTCGTCTGAGTTTATTCAGATGGATAGCCTGATCCCAACAAATGAAAATCGAGACGGTCAGCTACAACATTGATTGGTCAAAGTTCCACAAGGGGTACTCGTTTTTCGTACCCTGCGTAGACCACAAGGAAGCTTTGGCTGAAGTAACCCGTGTTACAAAAAGGTTAGGGATTCCTGTGGTGACCAAAATTGTTATCGAAGAAGGCGTAAAAGGGCTACGAATTTGGAGGACTTAGGCTATACTGAAATCGCTATATTGCTGTAGCTCCTTCAAGGAAGCTTTCTCCTTCCTGATCTTTGCCCCCGGCACCCCCTCTTTGGCCGGGGGATTTTTTTACTTCCCTTCCTTTCGCCGACGTTCCAGCACTTCTTTGTTGCGCTTGTCTAGCTCTTTGGTACCACCCAGCGCACTCTCCGCAAACACAGGGATATTCTTCTCTGTCATCGGCATACCGCTCCATGCTTCTCTGTTAGCTGTTTCTTCTTGGCGCTTCTCAATAGACTTCTCTAGCTGGTCGTCATCGATACCTTTCTCAGGATATTTGATATTGAACTTATCTCGCTTGTCCAACTGCTTTAAATAGCCGTCGAAGTTTCCAGTGCGCTGACCGTTAAAGAACTCCCGAGATATATTATTCATGAGCTTGGTGCGCTCATTATCTACTTTTTGATTTAAAGCATTTAACTTAAACGCCAACTTCTGTGTATTCGATAACAGATCAGATCGGAAACCAATAGACTGACCAACTAGTTCACCCGCAGTAAAGCCACCTTCCAAAATAATCTGAGTACCTTTAGCATCCCGAGCACCTTCCGCTGCATACTTATGCGCCAACACAAAGTTACGGATCAGCGCAGGGGACATCTTCTCAACGCCCTTCTGGTAGTCACCGTTACCAAACGCTTCGTACGCGTCGGCGAGGGACAGGATCATTGCAGCCGAGGGGCCAGCTTTCTCCATTGCTAGAGCTACTACGCTCTCTCTAGCTGTCTTGGTTTCTTTAACATCCCGCAGCCATATATCATTCAAGCTTGTACGAGATGAGATGTCCCAGCCAGTTAGTGCGTTAGCTGCACCACGATCTATAATGTCGGCGAGTGATTTACCGTTGATCTCCATGTGCCCGATCTGCTTAGGCAACCACACAGTGCGCCACCAAGTCTCGTAGTCCATGTCTTTAAGTTCTTGGGGCTTCTCTTCATCGCGCCACATCCAGCCGAGCAAGCCCATGACTATGCTAAACATAGGCAAGCCTGCAGCACCTGCCAAGATCATAGTCGTGCCGAGTGTACCGAAGAAAATCTTGGTGGCTTCCCACTTACCTTCTTTGTTAAGCAGCGGGAGCATACGCTTAAAGTTGCGCATCAAGAACAATGTCACGTGCAGCGGGTACATCGCAAACTGCAGCATTACTTTACCCAACCCTTTTTGCATAAACAGCGGGCGGTTGTATTGACCGTAGTTACCAAGAGATTCGTTAGTATCAACAACGGCTTGGCTGACTGATTCTTCATGTGACTTACCGGCTTTACGATTCAGTCGGTACGAAGCAAGATAAATCATTTCCCGCGATAGGCGCTCAGTCGTGTGCATCAAGCCGCCGGTTGCCATAGCAATACCACGTTTTGTCTTTTGCACCGCGCTGCTAATGTCTTCAGTCGGTATGCTCTTGTACCCAAACATGGCACTTGCATAGGTGGACTGCGACACGTCACGACCTATCATTTCACGGATTGCTCGCTTCTCGTCAGGCGTCATCCCTTTAGCGTTAGCAATACTAGGAGGAACAAACGACATGGAGCCATCTGGGTTTGTACGGAAGGTGCCGTATTGATCCCATACCCGTAACATTTTTGTTAGTTCACGAGCGCCATTGATCGGGCCGTAGCGGGACATAAGGATTGGTAGGCCGGTCTGGAATACGCCGAGTGGTTGTAGCAGAGCCGAAGATGCGCCCGACAAGTACCAGAGGAACGCCGAACGGTTGAGGAAGTCGCCAACCTTATCTGCTCCAGAACGCTCGCCGGGGTTGAGTTGTTGCTTGACCCGCGCTTGCATCTCCGTGATAAACGGTTGCAACTCCTCTCGACCTACGATGGAATCCTGAGCTGCCGACAACGAATTGCGTAGGAGTGGAGCGTACTTAATCTTAGCCAACTGGGTTGCCATCTTAACGCCAGTGGTGGAGAAGTTACGCAGTAAGTCGGTTGAAAAGCCGGTGATGTTTTTACGAGTAATAAATTGCCGACGGAAACTTTGCTCCGGCATCGTAGTCAGATAAAGCTGATAGATCGAGTCTTTCAGTTCTTCCCGTACGTTCGGGTCTCCAAAGTTTTCTGCGTCAATAACATCGAACAGACCCTTTAGGATTGAGCTAGAGTCAAACGATGCACGGCGCAGGGTACCGATGTCGTTGCCGAGCACAAAGTCTTGGTCTTCCTTTAACTGCTCCAGCGGAGTCCGACGCTCTTTTGCCATTGCTTCAGCAGCAGCATCTCGATCGTTCATTGTTGCAAACGTAAAGAACTGCCGGTGCTTACCGGAGCCAACAGCCAGCCAGAAATCGCCTCGGCGAACCAACGGTATGTATGGCTTAATCTTCTGGCCTGTTTCGTATATCTCACGAATCTTAGCCATCAGGCGGTTCTGCGTATCGAGTGTGACGTTGGAGTTTGCTATCTGCTCATCCAGCAACTGAGCAAAGTAATCCGACATGTTCTGGTAGTGCTCCAGAATCAGCTTAAATATCTGCTGCCCCTTCTCACCTAAGTCCTTGTACATCTGGTCAAGCTTAGAACTACGCTCGGCTGAGTTAGGGTCGGACGGATCAATCTGTGCAAGTGTCGAGGCGTACGCTACATCTTCTAGTTTGCGTTGCAGGGTCTTATCTGCTTTGAATGCTTTGTGTATGGTCTTAGCCATAATCGCAGACGAGTGCAGAAGCTGCTGTGTCAAGCCGCCCATCTTCTCCAAAAGCACGTTGGTGTTGATTAGTTCAGGGATATACGAGCCGCCCCACTTTGACAAGAACTCAGTCGTCGGCAGCTTAACCAGCAGTAAACGCTGGGCGTAGGTTGCGCTTTTCCATATTTGGCGCATGGCGGGCAGAATCTTGCGAGGGTCACGCAGCGCCTGAAGCAGTTTGGATTGACGTGCAACTTCTTCAGCATTACGGCTGATGCGCACTTTCTCAATAGCTATGTCTACCTCACGGTTGATCGTAGCCTGAGTTCTTACTGGGTCCTCTCCATCTTCCGCAGCTTCGCCAGCATTTCCGGCACCGACGCCGACTTCTCCAGTACCTTGGTAGCTCGCTCCAATGCCCTCGGATACTCCGGGTCCGGCTGCTTCTCCTGTAGTGCCAGCGCCTTCCATTGCTCCAGTAAGGCCTTCATTTCCGGTTTCGATGGCGCTAGCGTCTTGGAAGCGGTTTCCACGAGGTTCGAGATTTCCATTTTTGAATTCTCCATTTAGGAAGTCAAAGATATTGATGTACTTTTGGATGTGATCAGTCATCCGTTTCTTAGCGTCGGCCAGATCAAACGAAGGATGTACTTCCAGCAAGTTCATAATACGCTGCATTTCGGACGCAAACACTGCGTTGTGCCCACGGACTCGATGGTGCGCCATCTCGTGAATCATGGTGCCAATCATAGACACTGCAATCTGCCGAGAGTTATCGGCCATCGAAGTACTAGCGGGGTTGATATACAACCCACTGAACGGAATGCGGATACTTACACCGTAATACTCTTTGTCGATGCTAATACCAATTGCTTCGTTAAGGATACCTGTATAGGTACCGTTGTCTTGCGTAGAAAGCGCATTCCGTAGCTCCATGAAGATGCTACCGATACCCGCCAAATACTCATCGTACTTTTTGCCAAAGGTTTCACGGGCTACTTCAGATAACGATTTTAACCGTGGGGTTTCAAATGGAATCTGTACAAAAATACCTGTATTCGCAAGTTTGTCTATAATTTCTTGTTCTGATTTTGCGTAAAACCCGTTAGACCCATCAGCGTTGGAAACAAAATACTCTACCCCTTCCCCCACAGTCATTTCTTCAACGCGCCAGCCGGGGGGTAGCTGTTCCAAAATGTTGTTAACAGCCCCAGCATCTGACCCTTTAACCAACGTATTGTCGTGCACCATCACACGGTTGGTGTCGATCTTGTCCTGCGGGATTGTCAGTTCATCAATACGAATAGCTGTGTTTTTTAAGTCGTCATCGGTAAGCTCCGGCACAGCACGACCATTGACGTACATAACCCCTTCACGGACTTCCACTTGGTCGTCCGGCTTGATCATTGTGAACGCAGTCGGCGTTGCCGGTACTTCTGGTACAAGTTCCTCTGGCTTAGTTAAAGTACCATCAGAGTTCACATATTGAATCTGTCCAAAGCTCTTGCTCTCATCCGCAAACTGTTGCTGCTGGTAGATAGCGGTTATGTACCTAAATATTTTGTCAAAGTCACCGCGTATGCTTGGCGCAAAACCTTGACGGTTCAAGTCAAACGGGTAGCCTGCATCTTCAGGTTTTACTTTTGGGGAGACATCAACGTAAAAATTACGTTTAATTTTTTCGCCATCCCAAGTGGGGCGGTCTTTAATACTGGTATCAAACTGCCATAAACCGTTAGACAGTATGTGGGTGTTATCGCCGTATACGTAATCTTGAACTTTTTTCTGTACATAAACCCTTGCCGTACCCCAGTCAAAGTTTACGTTTGCAAATGGGGTGTATTCATCAATTGGGAAGTTCGCGCCAATTGGCAATGTATCTGGAGACCCGTACGCGTCAACAGTAACTTCAATGTTGTCAAAGAGCGGGCTTTTTTCTAAGACCGGACTCTCTTTCAAACTATAAACTTTAAACGGAATATCCTTTTCTTCCCCCGTGGACGCATCTTTATAAGTTGGTGGAATCTTTACAACAATAGTTGTACCGTGCCCGTCAGGGAACAGCGTCTTAGTGTACTGCTCAATTACTTTAGGGTCTGTCGATGTTGTAATTTTTGGGGCTAGACTTGGATCGTCTAGCGCAGCCATAACTTCTTCGCCAGTGGTAACCATACGCGCCAGCACACCGTTGCGCAGAGATACTACTTCCAGCTTTTCGTTACCAAACAGGAACAGCATCTTTGCGATGCCCAGACCACCTGATGCGCGATCTGTTTCTTTTACTGTACCCGCAATCGTGAGGAACTCATTACCCATCACCGACGCAGGCATACCAAGGCCATTATCAGTAACTGTGATCGTACGTGCTTTTTCATCCAGTTTGATGTCGATCTTACCTTTGGCAAGCTGACCTTTTTCCAGTGCGCCTTTAATTGCATCAAACGAGTTCTGGAATATTTCCTTGATCGAAACCTTTGCAATGTCGGTTGGGTCCCCGTATAACTTAGCACCTAGCAGCGCAGCCAGACGCTTAGCATTAGCCGACGGCTTAGTAGATATAGTCTCACCCGCAAACTCAGTTGTGGTGTCTTTATCTTTACCAAACCCAAACAAACCCATCGGCGAGACGCCTTCCATCAGGTCAAGCGTACCAACTGGGCGAGCGGTAAGGATGTTGTCGGTTGCATCGAGCAAGTCGGCAAGTGCGTTTGTCTCCGAGGGGTCCATGCCAATCAAGCGACGCAGTGCATCAACGAACGCTGACCAGTACGACGTAGTGCCGCCGAGCGAGCCAGCCGACTTTAGGAATTCTTGGAAGGCTTGGTCGGTCATGCCGTACGCAATGAACTCACGTGGGTCGTCGAAGATTTCGCCAAACTGAGCAAGACGAGAGATATGCGCAGGTAATTTGCCTTGGGATGCAAGTTCGTTGAACCGCTCGCCAGCGTTGTTCATTATCTGGATCAGGTCTTCTGTAGCGCGTACAAGTTGACTGCCCTTGTGCAGACCTTTGGTAATAGCCTGTCGGCCTAGCTCTACCTTCTTATTAGTAGCCGCGTGCCACAACTCGTGCAGCAGGGTGACGTTGTTAACTCCCTGAGCTTCCCCAAAGGAAGCACCGCGTACGTAGATAGTTCTAGCACCGGTTGCGTAGTTCTCGATGTACAGCGCACGTGCACGACCCCATTCACGTTGATACCGTGGATTCTTAGTCAAAGCATCGGGTGTTGGGTCGTTAGCTTCGACTACGACAATCTTGACGTTACTAACAAAACTACGCAGGCGTTTAGCCAGCATCTTTTGGAACTCAGTACCCGTCTTAATAATCTGGGTGATTGCTTGTGCACCGTTAGTAGCTTTGCCGAGTTTCTCGTCGGCTACGGTCTCAGCCGCTACTTGTTCAACAGCCTTAGATGTAGACTCGGTAGCCGCCCGTTGTTTGCGATACTGATGGCCTTCAGCAGCATTTTTAATTTCCGCCGTCGAAGCATTCTGACTTAGCAGTTCAAGTGCGCGTTGCCCCGGCTTACCTCGGTTGGCTTTGGATATATCGTAGAGCCGGTTGATTGCAGACTGCCGCTGTCTAGCCTTGTTGTCGTACATCTCATCGAGATGCTCACCTGACGTAGCTTCATCTTCGTTTACAGGCTCGGCTGATTCTACAAGGTCCCGCTCGGCATCGTTGACCTGCTTGTCTACGGCCTTGTACGCGGTGCGTTGTTGCTTACGCTTCTCGTCGGCAGTTAGCTTATCTGCGGGTGCGAGCCTTGGCCTTCCCCTTTTACCGGCTGCGGTGGAAACACCGGTTTCTGATTCCTCTGTTCCTTGCGCTTCTGTTTGCTCGGCTTCAATGGTTTCAACGCCACTTTCTTCCTCCTGTTGTTGAGCTTCAGCTAATTGATCTTGGGCTTGCATAAGCGAAGCCCGCGCATTTGAAGTTTCCAGCAAGTCGCCGTTTTCTTGCGCAATTACTAGGTCTCTCTCCGCACGGGCAACTTGTTCCTGCGCCTGTTCTAGTGCACTTGGCTGTACCGTCGTTCCTTCAGTAAATTCTCCAGTAGCTGTTCCAGCAGAAACCAATCCAGTGGAGAGAGCTTCTGTAGCTCCTCCGGCAGGTACTTCAGCTCCTCGTTCGCCAGACACTCCAGTGCCAAGCTCACCTGTTGCAGTGATAGATTTTCCAGCATCTGTAGTTCCCCCTTGTTCTGCCGCTGCGTCATTCTCAGCTTCCTGTTGCGCCATCAGTACCGCACGTTGTGCAGCTTCAACTGGGGGCATCCCCGCGCCAATCAAGTCGTCCGTTATTTCCTGTACTCGGTTTTCAGCCGGTGCAATTAGCGTTTCGCGCTTAGTAACTTCTCGCTGTAGCTTGTCTTGGCGTTTCTCATCTTGCTCTTCTTGAGCACGTACTCGCCCCTCGGCTATCCTTACCGCTACATCAGGGTCAATACCGCTTGTGTCTACGAGCCTACTAGCAATCTCGTCTACTTGAGCTTGGCGTTTGGCAACGCGTTCTTCTTTAGCTTCTGGAGTTTCAGGTGGTTTAGCTGCCGTTTCGGTTGTAGCTTTTTCCCCAGCTTTCTCCCCGGCTGCTTCTTCCAGCGCAGTTTCAGTCGTAGTCTTACCGGTTTCAGTGCGTTTGGGTTTAACTATGAAGCCCTTCTCCCGCATAAGCTGCTCGGCAGTGGGGATTACTTCTGTTAAAGGTTCAGTTGGGGCAAAACGATCACTGGCTAGCTGCGCGGTTTTACCTATAGCCGAAACAGTACCCCCCATTAACGCGCTTTGGCCTACGGTCTGCACTAGCGTATCTGCCATCATTTGCAGATATTGCTCGACACTTGGTGCTTGGTTAACGCCAAAAGGTAAAACCCCTTTGATGTCTCCAAAAGTTTGCATAGCAAGCGTAAATTGCTCGCCCGGCACTTCTTTTTTCGCAGTGTTAACTACCCACTGTTTTATCCACTCCAAGGGTTTAGTTTTAAAAAGCCCTTTTACTAGTTGAAGTTCTTTCCCAAATCCCGGTATTTCCCCTAGCACTTCCGCCAAGGCCATCCATGAAGCTCGTGCATTTGCCATTGTTGGGTCTAATCCCAGTTGGCGGGACTCGGAATAAGATTTACCAAACTGTTGCACAAACATGCCAGCCATTGGAACCGTTGCACCGCCAGTTAAAACCCCAAGTGCCATAACAGGTGCGTTCTCAGCACTAGAAGCAATTATGTTTTCGGCTTGCCGTTTCCAATAATCTGGATTTTCACCTATAGAGTTTTGTAGTCTTTTTTTCTCTTTCGCAGATAACGCTTGTGCACGTGCAAACTTATCCGCCCCTACCATTTCGGCTACAAATTGATTAACACCGTATATGGATTCCAGTAGGCCAGCCTTTGCTTTACCTAACCCACGCTCCAGTTGGGAAGCTTTTTTGTATTCTGCGGCAACGGCTTCGTCTATATCGACGGGTTCGGCCAGACCTTCGTAGCGCATGTAATTAATTTCTTGGCCTACGGGAACCCCTGCGGCGGCAGATCGTCGAGCCGCTACTTCAGCAAACTCAGGCTTTTCCCCTGCTGCAATCAATCGTGCAGTGCGGTCCTCAACACTACGACCAAACTGTTCTTCAGCCCCAAACGAGAGTGGTAAACCGACACGCTGCCGTCTCTCAAACTCCGTTCTGCGCTTGGTTTGTTTTTCCTTGAACTTTTTTGCATACTCACGTATTACGTCCCCTTTAACCCCCTCAAGCCTTTCTAATTTGGCACGTTCTGCTGGACTACCTGCGTCGTAGGCGTTAACTAACGCTTGGCGTACTTCAGGGCGGATTGGGAGGAATGCGTCTTTCTGGGGTGGCCTTGGGGGTACGTCATTCATAATTCCAAGGTCAGGCTTGGTGTCAGCCATAATAGCTGCACCTAGGTCGCTACCCATAGGGTCGCCAAATGTAAAGTCGTCGCTAGGAACTGGTGGTTTTTTTGTCCGCGTAGGTGCAGGAACAATAGGCGTTGTAAGCGCAGGTGCAGGCTCAGGCGGAGGCTGCTTTGTTACAGTTTTGTTGGAAGCGGGTTTCGCTTCGGCTTTTTTAACTGGGGCGGGGTTGCCAAAAAGCTCAGCGCCTAAGTTTCTGCCCTCGGATGGAGCCGGTTCAGGTTTGGCCGGGGTATCAAAAAGTTCTGCACTCAAATCACGCCCGGCCATACTTTACTCCTTATTTAATTTTGTACCCCTTAGCTTTGGCAGCAGCTTCAACGTCGGCTTCACTTCTTCCAGTCGCTGTGGCAGTAGCTTGAATATCAGCACGTGTGATTACTTTACCACTAGAGGCCTGTGCTGGGGAATTTTTGTTTCCTGACTGGCTTTTATCTGGAGCGGGGGCTGCAGGTTCATCCAACACCGGCTTTGGAATAGGAGGATACCTAGCATCAATTTCTGCCTCCAGCTCTCTCTTCTTCTTTTCATCCCCTTTGATGTAGTCGCGGTTAAATGTTTTAAGCTTATTCTTCTCCTCAGCAATAGCTTTCTGCCGGGCAGTTTCAGCCTGCCCCCACTCGGTCACCGCTTTATCGTGGTTAATCTTCTTCTGGCGTCTGTCTTCCTCAAGCTTATCTTGTTCAATCTTGTTCCGCTCTTTTTCCAGCCTGCGCTGTTCCTTCTTGTCCGCTTCGGTGGCCGTTTGAGACTTCTCGTCAGTCGTTGCTTCTCTCTTTCTAACGTCCATAACCTCCCCAGCCGGGAGTTTAGCCCAGTCGCTCGCTGCCTCTTTGTAGGCAAGTTTTCTAACCGCCGTATCTGACTTGCGATCTTTTTCTGGCAGCGCATCATTTTCGGCTTTAGCGGCTTCGTAATAAGTAAGTGCTAACGCGTCAAAGTTCTTAGGTGTTTTGTCCCCTGTACCCACTGGTCTAGTAGCCCGAACCATATTGGACATCAAAAGGCCCATATTTTTAACTTTATCCATGCCAAACTTCTGCGCAGCCAGATTGTCTTGACGTGCTTGATCAGCGGCAGCAATAGCCTCGCGGTTGAGACCCATCTTCTCTTTACGTTGTGCGTCGGCAAGGTTGAACTGCATAGACATCAGAGAACGTTTCTCAGCCCGATCTGCCTGCATAGCTTGGCCGTACACATTTGCAAAAGCTCCACCTGCTCTTCCAAGCCCCCGCGCTAAACCGCCCGGCTCCATAACAGCCCCAGCTGCCATTAGCATACCCAGACCTTTGGCCTGCCCTAAATTCTGTGCGCGTTCCCCCTCAAGTCCGGCTATTTGTTGTTTAAGTTCACCATAGGGGCTAGGCTCCGCGCCTTCTTCAAGCAGTGCTTTCCGTGTATTAAACGCCGTCTTGTACTCTTCAGGTTTAAACGCCGTGTACTGCATGTTCTCCATTCTCTGTAACACACCGGGCAATCTTGCAGCAATGCTTTGGTTAGTGACGGGGTCGCCAAGCGACTCTTGCCCTGCTTGGGAGTCTTGAAAATCAGCCAGCATATCAGCGGTTAAAGAGTCTTCTTGTCCTTCTACCAAGCTTTGACCCTCCCCAGCAAACGCCACGATACCGCCACCTGCGTAATCTGCATCACTACCTTCAGGCACAGGCATACCCTCCAGACCGGCGCTCGGCTGTTGCTGAGCTTGCTGCATCCCCGGTAGTCCTTGTGGCTGTTGCATCTGTTGTGGCATTTGTGGCATTTGTGGCATTTGCGGCATAGTCGGCGAAAGCGCCTGCTCGACCATCGACGGTTGGTTCTGATACTGTTGCCCACGCATAGCAGCTTGCGCCATCTCATACCGCTGGGCTTCCTTTTGTAGCTGGAGTGCACGTAGCGCCGCATACGGATTGATGTCCGTACTGCCTTGGCCGAGCACCGCTGCTTTAAGTGGCGAGGGGTCTTTCTGATAGCGTGCGGCTAATATAGCTGCTGTGTCGATAGTCATTTTTACCTCAACCTAATTGATGCAGTGCAATCCCACCCAAGCCGTAGCTGGGAGTTTCATCTACGGAACCGCCTCCAGCAAACACACCCGCTTGCTTAAGACCCGCAGCGCCAAGTCCTAAACCCACAGCCGTTTGAGCCATTGTAGGTGGAGCTTGGTACATAGTCTGTGCTTGTTGGGCTAGGGGTAAACCGCGCAGCATGTCTGACATAAACGCCAACTGCGTATACGGATACTGGCGTTGTGATTGGAAGTCTCCGTATTGCTGTGCCAGCCGCTGCTGTTCTAGCGCCTGCTGCTGCGCACCCATGCTTGATTGGCCTTGGATAATGCCTTGCTGCTGACCAAACTGCGTCTGCCCCAATTGCCCCAGCGTGTTCGCCATCTGCCCTGCTTGGCCGTAACCACGTAACCCTAAGTCAGCACCGAATTGCTGGGCTTGACGAGCTTGCTCAAACGCCGATTGCATACCACGCCCGTAAATATCCCCCTGCTGCTGCGCTAGGTTACGCTGGCGTTCGGCTTCCATAAGGCCAAAACGCGAACCACCAAAAGCACCGGCTTTAACCGCCTGCCCCATGTTTTGCTGGCCTTGAATTGCTGAATTACGAGCCGCTTCACGCATCTGGGGGGCAAGTGCGTTTTCTATATACGGCGACATGTACGCTTGCATAGCGTAGGGGTTAGTAGCCTGTTGTGCAAACTGCTGACCTGCACCCAGTGACCCAAGACCGCCTATACCCGCAAGTTGTGTTGCAGTGCCTAGCTGCTTTGCGGGTTGGAGATTCGCCATGTTTTGCTGGGCTTGCTGCTGCATTGGCGTGAACCCAGCAATCCGCTCGCCCTGATATGCTTGGTAGGGGGCATTAGTAAGTGCCTCTGACTTACCTAGCATCCGTTCCACATACGGTTGAGCGTACTCAGGGATCGACGTTTGGGTAACGTTTTGGCTAGTTGGCTGCGGTTGTGATGATGAGCACATAGTATTACCTCAAAATGTATATATCATTTGAATCGCTGCCTCTTTAAAACCCATTCGTTTCCAAAGTTTGGCAACCCTCAAATCTGTTAGCGCAGCAACCGACGCTCTTTTCACGCCGCGCTCTTTTAACTCGTCCAGTATTACCCGCACAAACTTCTTACCTATACCGTTGCGGTGTTCTGGTAAAACATAAATCGTATCTTCCTGTGCAATCAAATCGCCGTTGTGCATATCGTTAGTAAGATACACATTACTGCACCCAACAGCCTTCCCTTCATGCCGCAAGATAAACGTCAGCAAATCACCTCGATCCCCCGCCGCAAAGTACTGATCCCATCTAGGGTTGTACGGCGAGTACGGTATGCCATCTTTGGCAAGTCGCTCAACCATTTCCTCATAATGCTGGCGATATAACGGCTCAAGCTCATCAAATGTTTCCCGATGTTTACCTAAATGAAACGTGTAGCTCATGCGGGCAGAAGCTTATCTGCTTTAGTGTTACGTGCCACTTGGTTTTTACCCACTGTTTTACGCCGGGCTTTCTGCACACGGTCCATCATGGCGTAGAGTTTTCTTGCTCCTGCCTCTGTGCTTCCATTTCCCAGTTCTGATACGATTCGAGCAGGCACCACAAACTCCCCATCAGCGAGACGAGCAGGCTGACGATTACCAATAGAAGCAGGGATAGAATCAGATACGCCATCGCCGGGTCCTTTCAACAAACGCCCACCATCAGAATAGTCGCCCAGATGTGACACGCCACCACCCGCAGCATACCCAGCATATCCACCATAACCACCCAACTGCTGATTCATGTAGTCGTAGAATCCGCCCAGCCCCAATTGCTGTTCCGGTGTTTGGTAGGCCGGGATGTTGATGTTAGGCACAAATGGTTGCGCGGGGGACGCTGGTTGTCTTATTGGCTGCATAGCGGGTTGCATAGTGGGTTGGGTAATACCGCCTGTTACTGCGCCGTTAGCACCAGCTTGCGTGAACTGCATAGTCTTTGGGTCGTATGAGTACTCGTACTTTGGCGCAGTTGGCGTTGTAATTGGTGCCCTTCTTCCCCCCGCAAGTTCGCTACGTGTGTAGTTCTCGTTGCTCATGCCGCTAGTATTGGGATTAAAAAATGGGCGAGTGTCAACAGGACCGCCCGGAGCAAACCTTGCTTCGCCAGTATACGGATCAACAGTAGTATCCCCCGTGCTGCTAATTACGTTTTCGGATATAGGACGTTCCATAGGTAATGCGTACGCGGGGGATCGAGTATTAGCCATTGGGTAACCGGTATTTGCACCAATAGCATTTGCGTTTGACATTTGTTCAACAGGGTTATGAGTGGTCATTGGCATAGTACCACCTTCCGCAAAGCCCATTAACCCACCTGCTGCTGCATACTCTGGCCCCGGTGCTTTATAAGGGGTCTTTGCAGTAAACACAGGGTTAAAGTACGTACGCTCCGCACTGCCTGAGTATGGCTCGCTATCAACGTTTGTACTGCCGTAGTCAAACTCATACGGGCGAATCATTCCTTGGTTTGTCTTTGGCGTTTTATATTCAGGCTTCAAACCCTCTGCCAAGGTCAAACCGGACGCGATAACCGAGCCAGTCGGCATAGCATCGTACAAACCTTTCAAGCCTTCAGTGCTAGTAAACGATCTTTCTGCACCACGGCCTATTTGTGACATGCGCTCAGAGAAAGCACTAGGTTGACTAGCTACATCCGAAGGCATAGGCGCGGGCTGCATACCGCGAGCAAACTGCTGGGTTGTTGTGGAATCAAGAACCCGAGCCGGTGCTGCTGCTGCTTGGTCTACCGGAATTCCTCCGGGGCCGTTAACATAAAATTTGCCACCCTGTGCCGTCCCCCAAGAACTATTCACAGTTTGTGGTGGTAGTCTTGAAAGGTCGGTGTAATTATTTGGAGCCACCGCCGTGTTTACCGTCGGCATCGCTGTGGGTACTGCCGAAGCTGTAGACGCGGACATTGCATTTAGCTGCGGGCTAGTTGCGTAGCCTGTGTTAAAGCCCATCCCTGCCCCAGTATTAGTTAACCCCACACCCGTACCTGAGCCAAAGCCAGTTTTAAGGGGCGATAAACCTGAGTTGGCAAATACGGCATCGTCGGCAAAACTAGCTGGGCCAGCGAGCATATTAGCGTTAGCTTGAACTCCCATCTGACCTGCGTTAGCGGCGTTTAAGCCGTTCATCGTTCCAGTCGCGCCTTGCGCCATCAACCCAGTACCTAGGCCAGCACCGCCATAAGCACCGATACCGGCCATGACGCCCTTCTTCAAATCCCCTGTAATCATCGTGCCCAATGCAGCCGAAGTTAACCCTGCATTCATAGCGGTCATTCCAAGCCCGGCTGGGCCTAACGCAAAACCAGCAATCATTGGCAGGATAGAAGACAAAAAGCCCGCTTCAGGCAGGCCAGTCTCTGGGTTGATCGTGAGGGAGCCGCCATGTGCCATAGCTATGGATTGCAGACCTTTGACCTCACCGGGGGTCATATGGACGAGGACTTTGTCGTCGCCGCGCCCTGCGCTCTGTACGTGGTGAGCTAGATTATGGAGGCTCATAGTTAAACCTTTATCTTTATGACATTGTTTGCTGTTGTGTCACGGTATAAGTCACCGACTCGTATATTGGCTAAATCTGCCTCGGTAGGCAAGCTGGCAACCCTTACTCCTGTTGCTTGGTTTAGCACACTAAAGTTCATAGCGGATATGATTTGGTTCAAGTTTATAACCTGCGTGGACGCTGCGCTAGGGCCGGGGTTATCTAACTGCTGAAAGTAAAGCCTGAGAATGTTCAGTAGCTGATCCATATACTGCCGGTCATATTCTACTGGCGCATAAGGCAATGCTGGTGCTCTTGTTGTTCCGGTTGACATGGTTATCTCCTGCCGTCTGGGCGCACATCTATACTAGGTGTGCCTAACTGCCACTGGGTGCCAAGTGTATTGGACTCAACCTTAAACGCCATCTGTCTGCCGCGAACCCGTGTATACACAATCTCGGTAAACTCCTGAACTGGGTAAGAATTGGCTAGTGCGTAATTTTGGGGTGTTTGTACAACTGGATCATCCGCTGGACCATAAGCCGAACCGGGGTTCCTACGTGGGAGAATTGTAAAGTTAACTTGTGGATACTCCCCTGCGGTTGTAATAGACCCGTTAAAGGTAATATCAGGAATAGCTCGCCAAACAAACCCGTAGTTATGCCCGTCACCAATATTAAAATCGGATGATTGAATATACGCATCAATTGGTTGCGGTACATTTGTTGAGCTATCGTTAACCCCTGTCTCATGTAACACAAGACGACTAACGTCTGGGTCAGCAGCCATAGGGGCACTGCGCAACGGGCTATCCAACCAAGCCGTACGACTTAACGTACCGTAATACCACACACGGTCAAGGTGGTTGTAGATGACGTATCTATCGTTAATAACATTTGGATTTTGGGGTGTATTAGTCCCATTCGGGCCAGTTATTGACGGGTACTGCCACCAGACTTCGTTATACCCTTCGTTGGTACCCGCAGTTACTTGAAATAGCTGATCGCGGTTAATGTCACTAAACACATACTGACGAAGCGTAGAAGGCAAAGTCTCTACCCGGCCAGAGTACATGTAAAACTTATCAGTGCCCATCCAGTACACAACACCATTAACTGTGGTCGTGGCATTAGGGCCAGCAACCGAAATATTGTCCGCAAGAATATTAAAGTTCCAGACAAAAGGAGGCCCAGAATACTGCATGGAATACACCGCTGTATCTGTCCAAACTAAATTTTCTTGGCGTGTTTGCAAAGCACTAATAATTGAAGAGCCGTGAGATAGCCGGTAGCTACCCGCTTGATTAGTAATTGCTGGGTCCCAGTCGGCATAATCTTCGGCAACAGACCACCGAATAAGTAATGGGTCAAGCACGGAAGGGTCAGGGTCAAACGAATAAGGATTGCACCCAAACGCGATAGTAATACGCGTTGCATCCGAAATTAACATCTGTAAAATCTGTGTGGGGCATTCCGGTCCGGTAACAAGAGTACCTCTAGTATCATAATTAGGTTGAGGGGCATTACCCGGTTCCCATACATACAGAGCGCCGCCTCTTGGGGAAAACAAAAGGTCTTGCCCAAAATTAAACTGACTCCATAAGCGTAGTTGCTGCCCAAATCCAGTGGTAAAACCATCACCCCAACCCAGTCGGCCCCAAGTGCCAGTGCCCCAGCCAGTGCCAATTGTATAGATAGGAAAGCCGGTGTTAATCTGATAAGCAAGCGTTATTGTTGCAGCGGAGTTGCTTCCGGTTGTAGCGGTAGTTAGCACTACCGTATAGGTTGTGCCGGTAGGCACAGTTACAATTTGATATTCACCGTTAACATTTACTCCGCCAATCGTACCGGCACCTGCTATGGTAACAAAGTCACCTACCTGCAAGCTATCTGCGGCGCTATCCGATACAGTCATCACCGTACCACTAGCGGTAAGGGTTATCGTAGAAGCATTGACTACAGGTGGGCCAGCAGAAGGGGTGTTGCCGTTGATCTCGCGTATAGGCGTGATGTCGTAGTACTCGCCGCCGTCCTCAATGTAAAACTTTAAGTTTGTACCCAAGCCTACAAGGTTAAAACCTCTAAGCGTCACCCAATTCCATAACGAACGGCAAATGCCTAAAAAAGTGTTAAGCGAAAACGCTGTCCAGCCGCCAATTTTTTCTGGGTAGCCAGAGCGGAAACGAACTTTGTCGCAAGCATACCAACCACCTTCGTTGGATAGCGTCGTGCCTTCGCGGTTTACACCGGGGCGGAATTGAAGTTTCTGTAACGGCATGATTAGCCTATGTTAATAGTCAACCCTTGAATAGCGGGCATTGATGTAACAGTAACAGTTACACTTTGCGCGGCTTGCCACGGAGCGTTACAACTTGTACAAGTCCCCGTCTCAACTTCCTGTTCGCTCACTGGGTCTTGACAATTTAAGCAAACAACTTCAATCTCATGTGCGGGGTCTATCGTGCCATCTGGCAAAACAACCGCTGGATTTTGTATTTTCATATCCTACCCCTATATTTTGTAAACGCGTAAAACTACCTAAACGCGGGGCCACCGACCCATAACACCAACGAACGACGGACACCCTTTGTTACAGGCGCTACCCTGTGCAGAGTATATGACGGAAAGAACCATGCCCTACCCTTTAGGGTCTCCAGCGTCTGCACTGTGTCGTTACTAGTCTTTACTTGAAACTCACCGCCTTCGAAGTTAGACGGGTCAGACAACAGCATGGATAAAGATAACTTTCGTGGAACGTTCCTATCCGTGGGGGAGGCATCTGTATGCCAATCGTAATGCCCCTGCTGCGCCTCTGTGTACAACCCTAACTGCATAGGCTCATGGAATCCGGTCAAGTCAAAATGAAAAAACCGACTGTTAACTTCCGCAACAGCACCCGCCAATTTTTCCCATATGTGTTGTAACTCGGGCTTCGCGCCTATCCATGCCACTTGACTTGCCCTAATTTTTTCGTCAACCGCGTTTTTATCACCAGAACCACCGACACAACCAGCCTGAAGATTTAACCATTCTGGCTGGGCAAGAAACAAGTTAATATCTTCGGGCGTAAGAAACCCTTCCCAATACGCGAGGTGGTCTTTGCCGGGTATAGCTCGTGGTGGTATCGGATAAATCACTTAGACTCCATCATATGGGTTCTATCTTTCCCGTAAGAATATATACTGCGCGTAGTGTTATCGCCAACTTCCCCTGCGTATTCCCCATGTTTACGTACAAAATGCAAAAAGACTTGTCCTGCGTAATATCCTTCGGGGCCATTGCACTTGTCACGCCAATGCTCAATATCGCATCCGGGGTAAATTACACCATCCCCTTCAGCTAAATCAAACCGTTGCCCACCCATGTAAATAGGCCAAGCGTAGTGATGCGACCGCCCAAGCTGAATTGTTACACTCACCTCACACGCTGGCCTATCTTTATGCCGTTCAAGCACATCACCGTTGCTGTACAACCTAGCGTAAGCATATGTTGGGATTAACTCCTCGCCAACAGCTTTTTCAATAACAGGCCACAACCGTTCGTGCAAAGTCTCAAACATATACTCGTGATCCAAAATACTCTTTGCACTTGGTACTTGGTCGTCACCTTTTGGGTTTAAATCCGCTTGACGCATGAGTACGTGCGTAAAAAAATGGCAAAACTCAACAGGAATTACTTGGCGGAGAACAATTGGGTTTAACATGCAATAGTATTTTTAAGCTACTAATTCATCAAAACATTCCGCTACTTTTTCGTATGGCAAGTCCATGTATGCTTGCACAATCAAACGCACATTATCGTTCTCTGGGACGTATTGCCATCCGCTAAATCGAGTATCGCTTTCAATAGCCACAGAATGTGGCTGTCTTGTGCTTAATACCCACACGTCGCCATTCTGCGCTGTAAAAGACTCGACCATTTTAATTTTGTCTGGATTAACATTAACGTAGCCTTTTCCATTATCAGTAGACCATCTATCGTCCCTCTCTACCTCGCCTTCCCAAAAGGAAGTTATTTCACCATTTACCTGCTGGTAAAAATTAATGACGCAACCTTCTTCAACATGAATGTGGGGGGCAAGTAGTAAAACCTCCGAATAGTTAACGCCCATCAAATGTGGTTTAAGGTTTTCTGGTAAGACATCACGCACCAATTCAACCTGCTTACGCGGGAGATACTTTCTAACAACGTGATGCTTATCATAACCCTCCCATGTACCATGCCTACCAAGAACAACAGACGACTTGTTTAGGTAAGAGAACTCCGGAGAAAGCTGAATTTTTTTTGCGTATTTCATTCAAATACCAATCCGTAGCAGTCAGTAACAGCCGTCACCAATGTATTACCGGAACTAATGTTGATCTGCGTTGGTTTGTCTATGTTGATGCTATTAACCGCAAGCTGCCCCGCGCACAAAAACAATTTTGTATTTTTTGGAAGGACAGTCTCGGACCCGCCTGTTAACACAAACGGCGCAAGCTCTATGTACTGGTTATTGTTAAGGCGCTGGTCAAAACAAAATACTTTGGATTCCCCTATCGACTTGTGCTCAAATGTGCCCGCAACATAATCAGAAGGGCGCAAAAACCACCCGGTTGTAAAATCATGAATATCGGTGCCTGTCGAAAGATTTTTGTTACTAAACGCCCCCTGCACCCAAAAAGTTGTGCATTTAATATCCTCGCCAATTATGGCGATAAAGGTTTCCCCATCTTCATACGTGTTTTCGACTAACACGTAACCAAAAGCAGCGTATGGGTTTCGTTTCATAACTACACCACAATTACGTTAGATACACTAGGTGGGGGAATTAAATCATTTACAGGATACGAATTTTCTTGCCCAACCATGTCCTTGTATGACTGCACTTTTGCAGGGTCAGCAATAAACTTTTCTTCGCGCTCTTGTTGTTCAGCGTGGTAAACGCCAGCAACAGCCATGCGTTTTTTAATTTCCACGGGGTCGGTTACATCAGGCCACATGTTCATAGGCTGGTAAGCATATTTTGGGTAATCGTCAGGATTCTGCGACTTAGTTGTATCAGAAGCAAAAGATACAATTAGCGAATACGACGCTTCTTCAAAGGCGTGAATCTTCATATATAACGTGTTCATACTAACTCCTATTAAGCTACGCCACCCTGACGAGTACCATCAACGGGCCAAGTCACAAACGGATTTCCCACAATATAGTTACCACCAGCAGCACCGGCACCGGGGCCACCATTATTAGCAGTACCCGCAGACCCCGCAGCGCCACGACCACCACCTGCACCGCCGGGACCGCCTACTCCGGATGGTCCCGGACCACCACCTGCACCGCCTGCTGGAGATGTGCCCGGAGAACCCGGTTGTCCTTGCCCCGCACCGGGTGCAACCGAACCGCCCGAACCGCTCCACCTCATGCACGGGCA